CGACACCATCCCCGCGTTCATCCTCTACGTGAAGGAGTGGGACGGCAAGATCAGTGAGCACATCCTGGTCAACCACGCCCAGGTCGGGTACATCTACTCGAAAGTCGCCAAGCACGAGCGGCTCTCCGAGGTACTCCGCATCTTCCCGCACGCGATCGGTTCCGGCACACTGGATTCGGTCCGCGGATACGGCACCAAGACACTGACCTATCACGACGCGCTGGATCGGCTCACCAATGCCGAGTACGATACCGCGCTCATTACAAGTTCGCTGATCCTTCAAGCCGATGGCGGCACGACACTGGACAAGCTGAGCGAGACCATCATCAACAATGGCGGAATCACCGCGCTGCCGTCAGGTTTCTCGCCGGCCCAGGTGAATTTCCGCGACAGCGCGGCCGGGATCCGGCTTCTCCACCAGAAGCTCTCGGCGCAGCTGTCGCGCAATGCGCCTGCTCTGGTGGGTGATGTCGAAATCGGCGAGTACGAAAAGTCGCAGCGCGAAGCGGCCATGCTCTACCAGACCCAGCTGCAGCTGGGGCTCTTCAAGGTCGACCGGTTCCACGAGCAAATGAACGGCTTTGGCGAGACACACTGGAAGCGGTTGCTGGCGTGTTTGAAGGCGCAGGATGAGGACAACGGGGTCAAAGAGGCCAAGCAGTTTTTCGAGCTCGTCGCCAGGCAGGGTGCCACGCCGGATGTGGTGGCTTCCATCTACCGCGTTACCCACCGGATCGGAGGCGCCCGCGGGAACCGCGTCAACGCGCAGATCGGGATGGACCGCGCCCGGCAGTACATCGGGATGTTCAGTGAGGAAGGGAAACGGGATTTCGCCAAGCGCGACATCGCGCTTTCGCTCGACAGCGAGGATGAAGCGCACGCCTGGCTGGGAGGCATGGGCGTGCCGGATATCGACAGCGAGCAGGCCAACAAGGCCATGGTCGAGAACGGGACGATAGCGGCCGGCCAGCCGGTCGTCGCCGCCGGAACGGACGTCGACCTCATCCACATGGGGCAGCACACCGGATTTGTTGCCGCCGAGATCGGACGATGCGAGCAGGGGCAACTCGATCCGCGCGTGTGTCTGCGCACGATCGGTCTCGCCCAGCAGCACGTGCAGCCGCACTTTCAACGGCTCGCCATGGACAAGTACGCGGTCGAGCAGACCAAGGAACTCATGTCGACCTGGTCGCAGTTCGAGAATCAGCGGCGGATGTTGGAGCAGCAGGTGGCCAAGCAGGCCGAAGAGGCTCAACTCCGCCAGATTGAGGCCGCCCGCACCCCACAGGTCGATCCGAAGGACCTCCAGAAGTTTAACGCCGGCCAGATGGAGATGGCGCAGAAGGACGAGGAACATCAGCAGCGGATGCGCCACAAGGAACAGGAGCACTCGCTCAAGATGCGGACCGAGGGCGCGAAAGAGCGCGCGGAAGGGGGCCGCGAACAACCCGAAGGATGACGCTCGCCGAACAGGAGAAACTCCACGCTGATTCGATCGCCTTCTTCGCCGATCAGGCGACTACGGCGCACGCGGTAGCCTGCGGTTGCGTACTCGAAGGCAAGGATGACGAGGCGCGCGCTTGGTTCCTTCAATCCGTTCAGCTGACGCTTCGGGAACGCGCTGAAAAAGCCAGACAATTTTCCCCTCGCCGCCACACCAACCCATGATTACCAACCAAACATTCGGACAAGCCGTCCAAGCCCTTCACGAGGGGAAAATCGTCAGCCGCGCCGGCTGGAACGGCAAAGGCATGTTCATCTTCCGACAAGTCCCTTCGGAAGTCCCGGTCGATGTCATTCCCAGGATGACAAGTCTCCCACCAGCCGTGAAAGCCAAGGTATTGGAGCGGGGCATGCCGCTACGCTACCAGAACCAGCTCGCCATCGTTTACCCCGACAACAACGTCTACGGATGGGTTGCAAGCCCGAGTGATGTTCTTGAGTCCGACTGGTGCATTCACGAGCCCCACGTGGTCGCAGGGGAGACCGTTGGGACCGCGACGCCACTCTGATATGACCGGCGAAAAGACACGCTTCAAAACGCCACCCGCGGGACTACCCGAGCACCGGGAGAGTTCCATCAACGGATGGTGCGCCTCGCCCGACAAGGTCAAGTGGTGGCGCGATGTCCTGGAGTCCCCAAACGGCCAGGAACTCGTGGCCATCATGCGGGATCAGCGGGCCATCGATGCCCGCCTGGTCGCGGGAAGCCCGGAAGAGCGGCTTGGCCGTATCCTTGGCCACGATGACTTCTTCCGCTGTCTCTTCGTCACAATGGCGAACGAAGCCAAAAGCGTGGTCCGGCCGAAGAAGCCTGGCCAATCCACCGAATCCGTTCCTCCTCACCCCGTCCAAATTCCATGACCGCCACATCCTTCGCTCCAATGGCCGCACCAGTCGCGCCCGCCCAACCAAACCAAACACCCGCCCCCGCGGTGCCGGCCGCGCCGGCTACGCCCGCGGCCCCGGCAACACCCGCGGCGCCGGCCCAGCCTGCAAAGAGTCTCTTCACTCTCCCGGGCATGACGCCGGCCGCTCCCGAGCAGCCCGCCGCGACGCCCCCTGCCCCGCCGGATGTTCGCAGTGAATTCTTCAACCCTCAGCCGGCCCAGCCGGCCCAACCGCTTCAAACGCCAGCCACGCCGAATCAGCCACCGGCATTGAACCCCGAGGCGGCGGAGTTCGACCCGCGCAAGTATGTCGAGGAATTCGTCCGGGGGCTCATTCCGGACGGGGCGCTCGATCCGAATAACCCGAATTCGCAGAACATCGCGCCTCTCAGGAAGGCCATGGTGGATGCCGGCCACCGGGCTCTGGAAGCGGAACTGAAGCTCGCCCGCGCCCACAAGGCCGGGAAATCGGTCGCTGATCAGGCCACCTTGGAGAAGCTGTCGGCGGCGGAAGCTCAGCTGAATGAACTCAAGCCCAAGGTCGAAAAACTGACCGTGCTCGAGGCGCGCGCGGAGCTGCTGGACAACGAGGCGTTCAACCAAGAATACACCGGCAAGCTCGCCAGCCTTCGCTCTGAGATCGAGGGTACGATCAAGGAATTCGGGCTCGAGGCCGACCTCGCGGAAAAGCTGCTTGGCGCCGAGACCGTCCCCGCGGCGATGAAGCTCCTTTCGGGCGTGCAGGATTCGAGCGCGAAGGAGTTCCTGCTTGGCCTGGCGCGCCAGGCAGTGACCACCACCCGGGAGTTCAAAGCTAACTGGAAGGACCCAGTGAAGGCACTCGACGCATGGCGAGCGAAAAACGCCGAGCGGGGTGCCCAGGCCTCGGCCGGGAATGCCGCTCAGGCGATTGCGCTCCATAAATCCGCCATCGCGGCTGCCATCGCGGGCGACCCCGCCACGGGCGTCCCGCCGAACTACGTCCTGGCCGCCCTGATGAACAACCCAGCCGGACTTGCACAGCTGACCGAACTGGAAGCACAGTATTCCGGTAACAAGCCGATTCCGCAGGGGCAAATCTTCCAGGACCGCGTGCAGGCGGCCACAGTCCCGCACCTGCTCAACTACACGTCGCACCTGGAGGGCGAGATCCAGAAGCTTCGCGCCGAGGTTGCAGCCTATAAGGGCGTGCAGCCGGGTCGATTGGCCCCCGTCGGGCCCCAGGGCGGCGCGCAGCAGGCCAGCCGGCTCTTCCCCGTCCCCGCACTGGGCCCGGCCGCCTCAGCTGCCGGGCCGCTTATCCCTGGCGCTGTCGCCGGCATGGCCTCGCGTGCCTGATGCAAGCGCGGCGCCGGCATGTGCGCCTTGTCGTGGGCGCGAAGAAGGGCCCGCGGGTGAAGAGTCGCCTGTGGGCCTACGACAAATACGCGCTCGCAGACATCGGCGGGTGCTGCGTCGGTCACGTCAATTCGCAGATCCGGGACGGCGCTTTGGACCCGGGCGACTTGTGGTCGGTAGTGGCGTGGGCGCAGGATCGGCTGCGGATGGGCGCGAAGCGGAGGACAAAACCGCCCGCAAAGCGATCGCCGCCTCCTCAGTAATGCGGAACCTACCATTTTCCCTGGCTTGAACCGTGATTTCTGTGACTCCGAGCCGTCGCGCCAGTTCTGACTGTGTCAGCCCGGCCTCGATCCGCATTCGGCGGTATTCGTCTGGTTCCATTCTCATTGGATAGGAGGGCTGAGGGTAAAAGCAAGCGGCCCCGAGGTTTCCCCCGGGGCCGCGCGTACCGTGATCAGGCCAAGAGTGCCACCGCTTCCCGGCCGGCGGCCTCGAGTTCATCGATCCCGCCGGGGGCAATGATCCGTTGGGTGAAGTCGACCTTCTGGGCGGCCGCACCGCCGAAGAAACTCGACGAGAGCCGCTGCGCCCGGGTGGTGGTGAGCCCGGCGCCCGCCCCCGTCGTGTAGTGCTCCGTCACACCGTTCCACAAATCGTAGGCGGATTGGCCGTAGCATCCGCGCCCGAAGTGGAACTTTTCCAGGATCCGGCGCACGGTGTTCTTGGTCGGGGAGCCGAAGACTTTCGGGCGATCCTGTTGGATGAACTTCCAACCGGCGAGGATCCGGGTAGCACGCTCGTGATCAACAGTGATGTTGCCCAAGCGGTCCAGGTTGGCGGCGAGTTGCTGACGGCTCGACAGGGTGGCGTCGACCAACCGGGACAGCTCGCTGATTTCAGCGTCCGCACCGCTGGTGTGCTTGACGTGCAGTCGGAATGCGCCCTGATCCTGCAGCGACCAGTTGAGCGTGTTCTGGCACACGATCCGGGTGTTCGAGTCGTACGCCTGCAGGGCGAGGCTTCCATCGTTGGAGGTCACGAAGTTGAGGTAGGCCAGGAACCGGTCACTCCCCACCGTGAAGCCGGCCGATTGGTCGAGCGCGACCGAGATGAAGAACCGCCGGCAGTTGCCGAGAGTTCCTGCCGTGGTGACCGTGTGCGGGTGGGCTTGGAGCGCCTTCTCGAGAGCTGCCCACACGGCGCCGTTCTCGATCACCTTATAGCTATCCGTGTGGATGTGGAGCGGCTGGAAGCCGGCGCCGCGAGCGCGGAGATCGGCGGCCAGGGCCTTGAAGCCGTCCAGCTTCACTGGCGTGCCGTCCGGCGCCGTGCCCTCTATCGTGGGGAGTTCCACGATCGGGAAGAGTAAGGGCTTGATGGTGTCGCCGTTGATGGGCGTCACTCTGGCGAGTCCATGCCACTCAGGGCGGCGGTCGCTCAGAACAATGTCGTTGGTTTCAATTTGATGGCTCATGGTAGTGGTCTAGTTTTTGGGTGATGCCCTCGCGCCCGTTCGTACCGGGTTGCCAGTTGTTTCCGTAGTGGTCACCGCTGGCTTGCGAGGGCATTCTTTGCGGTGACAACACTAAGTTACTTAGTGTTTGACACCACGCAACACTTTTTTCCAACTTTTTTCTTCTATGCGAAAAACCTGCTGCGGCAGGCTACTTCTTTAGCTTCCCGATCGGTGAGTCTTGGTCGATCAATTCAATGCCGATGTCGATAGGGATCATTTTGCCGTCTGGTCGCTCGATCCAATTCTGGTTGTGAGCGTCCGAAATCCGGATGTTCAGGATGTCGTGTTCGTAGTCGCTGATGCCTGCGCGCTTCCAACCGCGGTCCTTCAGCCATTCCACGAGCTTTGTTGGCTCTGGGTGAGCCCCTCGAATCCTTCGCATGCTGGTCATCCCTGTCCGTCGTTCGCCGGGCGTCTTGGCGATCCCGTGGAATCGGAAGTCGAGTTCCGGCCACAAATGATTCAGCAGGGCTTGACGGCGCAAGTAGGAGGCGGGCGTCTGATCACCCATGATCCCGTAGGTGTTCCTCTTCGTGGCTTTAACGACCCGCTCCCCGTCCCCTGGAAAGTAAACGTCGTGCTCGAATCCATCCCTTCTCATGTCGGCGTCGACCGTTGCCTCAACCCAGTCGTAGAGCAGCTGCGGCTCTTCCGTGCCGAATTCCTTTTCGATCCAGGCCTCCTGCGCCCGACGCAGTTTAGCGAGCTCCGTGAATGGCTCGCTCGGACCTTTGTCGGAGTTGCCAAACTCACCGGCTAGAAGCCGAGCCGCTTCTGCAGCACTTCGACCCGCGAGTCTTCTTCCGCCGACCGTGACGCCTGCCCCTGTAGACGGAGCAGCTCCACCTGATCCCGTACGTCCTGGGCGCGCTCCTCCGGCGACAGGTTGAGAAACTCCTCGTGACCCTTCCTGATCGATTCGTTCGACTCCTTGAGCCAATCCAGACTCGCCGTAGACATCGTCCCAACCAATCCCCCATCTCCGCCCGCCAGTCAAGTCCGCCCCGTCTGTGCGGTCTCTGTATGCGTCCAAGTTCCCAATCCGCTGCCTTTGACCGGCTCGACGGCGCGCCATCCGCGGATCATCCGGTGACTCGCGCCGCTTGAATTTGCCGTAGTCAAACGTGTAGCCGGTGTGGCCGGTTGGCTCGACATCCGCCATCCGGTCAACCCGGAAAGTCTTGATGATCCCCTGGCGGGTGTCGTCTTTTCCCAGCATGTCGAGGATGGCCGCATGCTTGGCGGCGCCGATACCCGTTTCGCCCGGTCGACCGCTGTCCCAGTTGGCCAGCATGGTTTTTAGGTCGCTGATGAAGAGATCAGGATTCCCGGCCCACATGTCGAGCTTGCCGGCCTGTGAGGCCTCGTTCAGCCGCGCCTTGAGTTTCACCATGTCGAGCGCCCGCAGCCCCAGGTTGCCGGCCTGGCTGACCAAAAAGCTGATCGGCCGCAGCTCCCGCCGCGTGGCCCGCACGTTTCCAAGCCGTTTGCGCACCGCCGCGGCCCAGTTGGAGCCGGACCCAATTTGGTGGTACCACATCCGCGCCGTCTCGCCGCCCGGCGCCGCCATGAGCTCCTGGAAGAGTTTCACGCGCTTCTTCACGTCCTCTGGAAAAGCATCCGACTTGAAAAACGCGTCGGGCATCACCGAGCCGCTGATCTCGTCGGCCCCGTCGTCGCGCTTCCTGAACGCCACCAGAGGATCGCTGCGCTCGGCGCGTTGCCCATTCCGCGGAAAAAGCTGGCCCAATAGCGATGACCGCTCGCGCTCCATGCGATTGATCTCCGCCGGCGACTTCAGCTCGACCTTGCCGTCCTTCGTCACCTTCGCGAAATCGCTTTCCTTGCCCCCGCCGGTCGTGTCCCGGAACGCGCCCTTGAGTTGCGGCGTCTCGGCGGCCAGCTCCCCATTCTTCCCGAGATTGAGCGCCGGTCCCTTTCCGCTGTCGGCATCCGCCAGCTTGGTGGCCTCACTGGTCACGCCCGGCGCATAATCGGCCAGGTCCTTCAAATACCGCGCCAATAGCCCGCCAAGCGCCGCCTCTCCGGCTTCGCTTAGCGTGTCCGGCGTCCAGAATTGGCCTGCCACTGGCTTCCCGTTCGCGTCGAAAAGCACGCCAGCCGATCGCAGGACAGACTGTTGGGCTCGCAGATTTCGTGCGGCCGCCGGTTCCCATTCCCCCGTTTCCGCCGTCTTCACCAAGTCAGCGCCGGCAAGCAGCTCGCCGCCCTTCTCCGCCCAGTACTCATGAATCAACCAGTCCTCGCCGAGCGATCGCGCGATTTCCTTTTTGGCGGCCTCCCGAGCGGCCGCAGCCTCCTCTGGATCAGATCGCCCGGTCTCATTGCGGACCTCAAAACCCATCTCGTCGAACTGGGTCTCGGTCGACCGCGGCGCGGGCCGCCGACCAGCCAAGTGACGGTCCAAATAAGCCTCCTCATATTTGGCCAGCGCCTCGGGCGCGACCGCCGCCTTCACGATCGCCGTCAATTCCTCGGGATTCTGCCGCATCGCCAGTGCGTGAGAGAACTCGTGGAGTGCCGTCACTCCCTTCGGCCTCTGCGCATCAGCGTTTATCACCACGGCGCCGAGCCCACCATTCCCCTGCGGCTCGATATGCACACCTGCAGCCGCGGATCCGGCCCGGGCGGCAAATTGATCCGCCGGCAGCACTTCAACCGACCCATGCGGCCCCAGCAGTGCGGAAATCTGCCCGATCGCCAGCTGCTCGGCCACCGGAAGGCCGTAGAACGCCTTCGCCGCCTCATCCCCGTTCCGGGCCCGAATCGATTCGGCCAGCAGCATCCGTTCGGCGTCGATCCGCATCGCCTGATCACGGCCGGTCAACTGATTGAAAACCGCTCCCGCCACCCCCAACACTCCGCCGGCCGCCAGTCCACCACCGATCGCCTCAGCCACTTCGGTCTCCTCAGCATCCGTGAGCGCGGTCAGACCTCCGCCCACCGCCGCCCCGGTGCCGGCGCCAAGTGCTCCAGCGCGACCAGCACGCGCGGCCGTGGTGCCGCCTGCGCGCTCGAGCGCCGAAGCCGCCTTCGCCGCCCAGGCCGGCACACCCGGATCGCGCGCGACCCGCTTCAATGTCGACTGGATCCGCGGCCCCTGGGCCGCATGACGGCCAAGAGCGGCGGCGAATTGCCCCCCCTTGTCCAGCGCCGCAAATCCGGTCCGCCCCAGCGCGTACGCTTTCGCCACCGTGTCCAGCACCGTCCCGTCATCGGCGCCAATCGCGGCCGCCGAGGCGCCACTCCACGCCAACCCGCTGCCCCACTTTCGGATCCGTGCAGCTGCCGCGTCTGAAATCTCAGGAACCACCCTGCGAATCAACCGCTCCGCATGATGGCCCACATCCATCGCCCGGCCGAGCGCATTCGCGCCCATCGCGACCTTCTCGGCCGTCGCGGAACCAGCCCGAAGAGCGCCGCGACCGACCGCATTCGCGCGCGCCCCCACCCCGAACGGGATCAAGTTTGTCGGATCCGTCGGCGTCAAGAAGCTGCCGAGCTCCGCCACATTCGTCATCACGTTCTCGCGGACCCCCCGCTGCACCGCGCCAGGCGTCTCACTGCCGGCCACCGCCGCCGCCCCGCCAGCCACGGTCCCAAGCACACTTTGCTCCCGCAGCTTCTGCTGATACTGCCGCGCCTTCAGCCGCTCCTTGTAGGCCGCATAGCCGCCCTGATCGACTTCCTCCTGAGTGAACTGGCCGTACTCGTCGAATCCATTCCCGATGGAGCGCACCACTCCCTCCACAAGATCCGTGAAATTGGTTGCGCCCAAAAGCCCGGCCTCCGCGACCGTCGACCCCATCCGCTTCTGCTGAGCCAGGAACTCCGGAACTCCATACCGCTTGTCCGGATCCATGTATTCGAGCGACGCGCTCAGCATCTCGTCCATCGCGCCCACCACGATCCCGTGCAGCCCCTTCATCCCATTCCACACCGACCGAGCATTCCGGCCGACATGACGGTCGAAGAAATCCAGCCGGTCCACCAGGTCGCGCCGCGTTTTCCACTCGTCGAAACTCAGCTCCTGATTGGCCGCGTACTTCTGATCGAGATACTCGAGCGTCGACGCCGGCCCGCTCCGCTGAATCTCAGCCAGTCCTTTCTCAGGCGACATCTCATCGAGAAACTCAATCGTGCCGCCACCTCCACCCGGCGTGGTTCCAGCCTGCTCTTCAAGAAATTCGATCGGCATGTCACTTTTTGGCTCGGTACACTCCAACGCGACCGCCAACCGTGACGGTATCGCCGTCCTTGATCTCACCCCGCGCCGCTGCCGCTTCCACGTCCTCCACGGTCGCGTACTGACCGGTCGACATTCCAGCCTGCGTCGCCGCCGCCACCTTCTCAGGCGCAATCCCGAAGACGTTCGCCCGCAGCACGTTCAGCTGACCCGGATCGGATACCATGGATTGCAGCGCCGCGTCATAAAGCCTCGTCGCCTCGGCGACCGCCAATTGATGACCATTCCGAGTCCGCTTCGATGACTCGATCATCTCGGCCCTCATCGAATCGCTCAAGAATTCGCCGTCGATCGCCTTGTTGTACGCGTTTCGCCACCGCTCCGGAATCGAGCCGGCATTCTGCGCGGTCGCATACTCGCCCTCACGCACAACACTCGTCGGATCCAGAACCTTCATGTAGTTGTAGACCGCCGCAATGTCATTGGCCGCATGCGCCTGCCGGCCCGCGCGCTTCAATTCCTCCTGCCGCGCCACCAGCCCCTCGAGCGCGCTCAGGTGGATCCCCACCGTCTTCGCGTTCTTCACCTCGGCCAAAGCATTGAATTCCTTCCGAAGTTCGTCCGCTCGCGTCCGGGTCGCCTCCGCCAGAGTGAAAAACGAGCCGCTCCCGCGCTTCCGCATCTCCGCCTGCTCGTCCCGCATCGCCGCAATCCGCGCATCGAGCGCAGTCGGATCGACCGGCAGCCCCTGCTGAATGGCACCCAGCACGTCGCCGAACGCCTCCACTGGCAGCCCGGCCGCCACGATCTTCCCAGCCACCGTGCGCCGCTCCGCATCCGCCTTCACCCGCAGCTCCTCCATCGCCCGCCACCTCTTCGCCTCACCGTCGCCCTCGAGCGCGCTCTTCATCTCGATCAGCTGTGCCAACCGCGACGGATGCCGCTTCGCCATCGCCGCCACACCGCCGTGCATCTGAATCGCCCGATCAATCTTCCGCAGCATCGTCACACTGCCAGGCTCCGGAATCGGGTCGGAAATCCCGATCATCAGCCCAGACCCACCAGCCGCTCCCGCAGCCTGCCTTCGAGCCATCTCCCGTGCCGCGATCCCAGTCATCCCACCGCCATCACGCCTCCGCGCCATCTCCTTCGCCACAATCGCACTCGTCTCCGGATTCTCGGCCGCCCCATCCCCCTGCCCCTCAACCAATCCATCCGGCCCAATGTCCGGCAACAGCATCGCCTCCGGTCCGCCCACCTCCCCGGTCGGCAACTCAATGTCGCCAAACCCGCCTCCACTCACCGGATCATCGACCCCGCCCCCACCTGCATCATACGGCATCCCGCCGCCGGCATCCACGTCCCCCAGCGGCACCCCCGCCTCATCCACCCCTGCGCCGCCGGCCCGCCAAGCCGAGTACTCGCCCACCAGATCACCGAAATACGCCCCCGCCGCCGTGTCCGCCGCGTCCAGGTCAGCCGCCATCTTCAGCTTCAGCCCGTAATCGATCATCCGCCCAAACTGCTGCTGCCCCAGCACCGCAATCTGCTCCTCCAACAGCCGCATCTTCAGCGGAAACAGCCGCTCACTCTGATCCATCTGCTGCAAAACCACCTGCGCCCGCAAATTCGAGTCCCGCTGCGCCGTCCGCCTCCCCTCCAACGCCATCATCGCGTCCGCAGCCCCGACGAACGTCCCGAAAATCTGATTGAATCCGTTTTCAGCCATAAAACGTCACTCGTCATCGACCACCACCACCCCGTCAGACTCACACTCGGCCGCCACCACCCCCGCCGCACAGTCGACCAGGTCATCCCCCCGCGGCTCCCACGCCACCGTCACCACCGGCTCCGGTACCACAAGCGGCACCAGTCCAGCTCGACCCGTCTCCCGGCAATCACGACACGCCATGCGCCGAACGGTATCAGTTTTCAGTTGTTTATCAATCAGCGTTTAACAACCACAAATGCGCTAGATTATAGCCAAAGCAGAGTTTATCATTCCTACAGTCGTAATCCGTGAGTGCGACTTTAAACGCGGCGGGTTGTTTACTGGCTTTTCTAGCCCGCCAAAACCGTGACTCGGCACGGTCCCGCAAACCACGGCCCGAGAACTGTAATAGCTATAGACTAGCAGCCACGCGAGAGCTCAAACCATACGGCTTTCCCCTACGCAAACCCCAAATGGGCACCCAAAATCCCGGCCCAAGACCCGAAATCACCCCTTCCCGGACACCGGCACCCTAAACCTACAACCCAACCCATCAGCAAACCCCCTACGTTCTCGATTCAATCCCACCCGCTCTCGATACAACCCACACCAGCCCCCTCACCCCACACCAGCTAAGCACCCCCACCCTCCACACGCCCCAAACCGGGGGCCACAAAACAAACCCGCCCCCCATGCGACCCCCAAAAAAATATCCCCGGGGCAGACCTCGGTCCCTTTCGCCCTCGCGCCCAGGGAAGGCCGGGGACCCGGGTGGGGGTGGTCTCATTTTCGCAACCATTTGATCAAGCATCCGATGGTTTCTGGCATCGCGCCGTTGTTCATCAACGTATTACCAGACGGTGATACCGCAAATGACGCCATCACTGCCCCGTTTCCTCCTCCCTCACCTCAGTGGCCACCACTGGCACCTCCATGGTGACCGGAACGGGCTCGACCTTCCCCAGGACGATCTTCGTGGCGCCGGCCCTGGCTGCGGCCACGCGCTGGGCCGCATCCTCGCCGGTCAGCAGCATGGTCGTCTTGACCATCGTGTGGCGTGCTGACTGCAGGCGCTGAACGTCTTGCACCGTGGCGCCAGGCTTCAACCGCGGATTCCCGTGCTCGTCAAACTCGACCAGCTCCTTGGCGGCAGCATCCAAAGCAGCTTCGGACAGGCGATTGGCCTGCAATTGGTGCGCGCGGGAGCGATGGGCTTCCTCTTTTGCCAGGTCTATGAGGTTTGCTGTGCGCTCTCGGAAGAACTGCCCCAGGTGGTATTCCCATCGTCCGGCGAGTGAGAGCCTTCCGATGGTTGGGTGGCTGACTCCGAGTTCTTTCGCGATGGAGCGGAGTGAGCGGCTTGGTTTGCGGCAGAGGAGGACGAATGCTTGTTGTGCGATTGCTGGCTGGCAGGCGATTTCGGGTGGGAGGTAACCTGGGGCGTGGGTTGGGGCGGTATTGCGGAGGCCGAGTTTACCGTTTGGGCCGCGCCGTTTGGGTTTTGGGGGCTTCTGGGCTGGGCTGGGCTCGGTGCTCATGGCTGGGCGAGTTGCTGGTATCCGAGTCTGATGGTAAGCGAGGCTGATTCCTAGGCTGGGTTGAGTGCTGGCTCGTGCTTATTGCAGATCTGGTTCGGGTGCACGATGTAGACGGCCTGTTTGCGGTAGGTTCGGGCGATTCGGATGGATTGGACCCGGCACACGCCGCAGTGGTCAAGGGTTGGTTGGAAGTGTTGGCAGTTCTGGCAGCATGGGCGCGGTTGGGCGGGCATACAGGCGGCGAGCAGGTGGGTGGCGCTCATGGTTCGGTGAGTGCGGTATCGGAATAGACGAGAGCGTTGGGCCGGAATGGCGCCTTCATGGCTTTGAGGCCGTCCGTGGTGGTGAGGATGTGGCCTTTGATCCATTGGCCGTGGTGGTTGCGGCCTTGGAAGGTGTGGATGGTGGTTCCGGATATGGCCGCGGCGATGCGCAGTCGGAGGGGCGCGAGGTGCTGTCTCGGTGTGAGGGCCCACGCGAACGCGATGGCGATCAGAACGACGCAGGTGATGGCGATGGTCCAGGATGGGGATCCGCTGGCGTGGGTGGCCGGCGTGGTGCAGCTGGGGAGAGTGAGGGCTATTGCGACGGCGAGCAGGATCCCGAGGAGCGTGGCGGCGTGGATTGGGATGTTGCGGCGCATGGCGAAATTACCATCTGTAATGTGATACCGATGGATTGCAAGAACGCGGCGTGTTTTTGAGCTCTCTACAGATATGGGCGGGCGCTTACGGTCTGGCTGTAGCAGAGATAGGCGGGCTATTCGTGGAGACCTGAGCGCGCATTCTTGGCGTCGAGGCGGCGAATAAATTCTTCGGCAGCCCGAGTGAGTTGGTATTTGGGTAGTCCGCTGCCCGTTGCCCCAGGGAGAATTAACCCCAAGGCGACAAGCGAATCGAGATCGTCATGAACGAAACGTGGATCTGTCCCCCTGATTACCGAGGTCTCTAATCCCTCACCTCCTTCCAATTGAATTACCGGCCCGCCATCACCTCGGTAAACCACCAAATGCACGTGGTTTGAGTGGACCCAAAGTCTGAGGATGGAGATGGCGCTTTCGTGCAATATCGATTCCGGTGGAATCGAGGTTTTTATCTGATCCAGGCCTGGAAGATGCACCAGGATGGCAGCAATATTGCGATTAAGCTGGTCGATGGAGTCGGCCATTCCCTGAATGTCGTTCTGAATGGCAATTTGGAGCGCCTCAAAAAGGGCGGGTTGCTGAGCATTAAGAGCGATCAACTGTTCAATTCTCCGTTCAAGCGCCCAGTTGGTGAAGCTAATCCGTTTCTCTGAGGCGATATGCCGCTGCTCATTCACGTAGAGACTGATGAGACCCACGAACTGGACGAGTTGGGCTGCAAGCTCAGGGGAATCAAGGCTCATTACGAAGAGGGTATCAATTGCGGTATCACCGACTTTGTCTGTCTCGCAACTCGTTGATTTTAAGTACCCCGATCAGGACTCGAACCTGAAACCAATTGATTAAGAGGGGCTTGGTTTTACGGTGATGCCGCTCAGGACGGTGAAATTTCCAGATTAACCATCTGATGCGTTACCGGTCGTTTTGCGCACGTTCCGTTTATTTCCCTTGCGTCGTGGCATCACTTTGGTATCACTGAAACCATCATGAAAACCACCCATGGGTTTCGTTTTTTGGGCCGGGATTGGACGCTCTATCGGCGGGGCACGGGTAACCGGCAACCGAGTGCGGACACGCCATGGTCGTTCCGGCTGACGGTGGATGGGAAGCGGGTGCTGATCAGCACGCGGACGGCGCACTTGAGCACGGCGGTGGAGACGGCGAAGAAGCGGATTGGGGCCTGGGCCGGCGGGAACGTGGATGCGCTGGATGTGGGCCGTGCGAAGACTGGGAAGGGCAAGGTGCCGAGTTTTGCGGAGGTGGAGGAGGTGTATCGTGGGGCGGCGCTGGTGCGGCCGGCGACGGCGGAGGCGAACTTGTGGGCTTTGCGGAGGGTGGTGACGGCGGGGCTGGGGCTGGAATTGACCAAGGAGGCGTTCGGGAAGCTGCGGGTGGGCGTTCTGGACGGGAAGGTGGCTGAGAAGTACCTGGCGGGGCGCCAGGGTCGGGAGAAGCCGGACTATGGGCAGGTGTTGCCGCCGAACACGGGTGCGAACTCGGTGCTGCGGCAGGCGCAGGCGGTGTTTGCGCTGCGGCATCGGCATATTTGGAAGGATTGGCAGCTACCGGCCGGGGTGAGCGAGTTCCGGTCGGCGCGGACCTTGAAGGAGGGCGGTCATCGGTTTGTGCCGGCGGATGAGGGGACGTATGCGCGGATGGACAAGGCGGCGGAGCTGTTAAAGAAGGGCATTGGCGTGCCGGAGCGGGAGACGGTGCGCGGCCGGAATGCGGCGAAAGGGGGCGAGGTCGTGTCGCCCGGGTGGGACGGGTTCGAGCTCTGGGTGGTGAACCGGGCGATCCGGCTGATGGGCTTGCGGGCGAGCGAGGTGGTGGGGATGAAGACCGGCTGGCTGGTCGAGAGCGGCGGGAAGCTGTTCTTGGACGTCGTGAGCCGGCCAGGCGAGTTTGTGCCGAAGGGGCATGAGGGACGGGTCCAAGTGCCGGAGGCGCTGCGAAAGGTGTTTCTCGAGCGGCGGAAGGAGGCTGGGGAGAAGAGCGAGTATTTGATCCGGGCGGCGAGCGACACGGAGCGGCGGGACTTGGTGCTGCGGGCGCACTCGAAGTGGCTGCGGCAGTTTTTCCCGGCCGGGAAGCACCGGAAGACCAATCACGAGCTGCGGAAGCACGCGGGGTCGCTGGTGGCGCGGAAGTTCAACAGCTGGGAGGCAGCGGCCCGATTCTTACGGGAGGATCTGGAGACGGCGAAGAAGCACTATCTGGAGCTGCTGCATCCGGTCGGGCTGGAGGCGGGTGATTTGCAGGCCCAGAAGCCCTCGATGTCGGCCTCACGAGGCGGCTAGAACAACAAATTATCGCTTTCCGATAAAGCGATAAATGGCTGCGGATCAGTCCGAGAGAATTTGATCGCCGAACATCTCGGAAAGAGTTCCATTGACCCTTTTCCCGGGTCTGCCTAGTCTCGCGCCGATGAGCCAACGCACCATTCACCCCAAGGGGTTGTTGATCGCAGTTGAGGGGATTGACGGCGCCGGAAAAACCACGGTGGCGGCACATTTAGCCCAATTCTGTGGGGAGCGAGGGATCGTGTGCATGATTTCGAAGGAGCCGACCGGCAATAAGTACGGGCAGGAGCTGCGGAAATCGGCGGCTGCCGGCCGTCTAACGCTGGAAAGAGAAATTGAGCTTTTCGAGCTCGATCGCCGGGATCACTTGGAGCGGAGCATTTTGCCTGCGCTCGAATCCGGGTCGGTGGTAATCCTGGACCGGTACTACTGGAGCACCGCGGCATACCAGGGGGCTCGCGGAGCAAGTGTTGATCAGATTCTCAAATCTCACGAAGAATTCGCGGCAACTCCCGACTTGTGGATCCTCCTGGAGTGCGATCCACTCGCCGGGATCAGGCGGATTCAGCAGAGAGGCGACAGCCCGAATCTATTCGAGAACGTGGAGAATCTGGAATCGGCGGCGAGAATATTTGCGGAACTGGTCCCTCTGGCGATCTCAAAAGGCCAGGACGTGGCGTGCATCGATGCCGAGTTGCCGATCCGCCAAGTGCTGAAGGAAGCGCTGTTTTTCTTCAAGCGAAGATGCGTTGAGAAGATCGCCAGTCGAGCACTGGAGGTAGATCGGGTCAACGACGTACTGCAGCTGCTTGGCGGAGATCCGATTCCGTTGGAGACTGAGAGGCAGCTGGCTGAATGCTGATCACGCCTTTGCCCAGTTGGACTTGGGCAGGGCGTGCAACCAGGCTGGGGTGGATTTGGCTTGATGGCGGCCGTCGGTTTTAGTTGGATGAGGAATGATCAACGAGTGGTCATCGCCAGATCCGATCGAACTGCCCGTATCGTCTCCGCCTGCTCCGAAGACAGACGTTGAGGAGTTGAGGGAGGCCCTTGCTGATGCGCTGGAGCGACTGGACCAAGTCGATGAGCGGTTCGAGCGGGAAGTGGAGCCGCTGTACTATGGTCCTGATTATGATGAGACTGACTGGCAATGCGGCGACACCTGGAAGCCGCCGAGTAATGCTCAATTAAATGACCGGGTGAAGGCGCTCGAGAAGAAACTGGAGGACGTCGCTTCGACTATGTTCGCTGCAAAAGCCTGCTTGATCGTGCTCGCGGTAGCGGCCTTTCTCTACAAGTTCTTCACGTGACGCTGTTCTTTAATTGCTTCTGAAGAGGCCAATTCGAGCAGCGCCTGTGCTGTCGCCGGCTTGGGCGCGATGGCGCGAAGGTCGATCCCATCTTTGACGGCGCGCAGGAGGAAATCGTGGACCTTGTCCTGGTCGTCTGGGTGGAGACGGGAGAGCCCAGCGGTCAATTCGTGCGGCCGAGGAAAAGCGACCGTGTAGGCGATGAGTCCGATGATGGCGGCGTTGGTGCTGGGGTAGTCGGCGAGCGGCTGACCGGGTTGGCGGAGGTGGTCGACGGCGTCGAGCAGAGCTACGGGGATTTTGAAGGACTTGGAAGAGGATCGCATAGCGGCGCCGGTTTTATCGGGTACGGCCTTTAAGGTCAACTGATAATCGGTGTTGCCGCGGGCATACCGGCGGAATGTAGACGGGTGAGGGGCGGGCGTGCGAAAGATGCGGGGTCATGAAAACCCATCACCCACTGTTTCGCTTCTTGTCTTCTTCCTCGAAGTGCTTCCGGAGGAAGGTTTCCAGCCAGTTTGAGAAGTTGCGGTTCTCGTCTGCGGCAGCTTTTCGCGCCCTTTCGAGAACCTCTTTTCTCATCGTGATGCTGGTTTGTTTTGTGGTCTCGGCATGTTTACCATGCCGTGATTCTTTCGGTTGTCCTTCTGGCTTAGGCGTTTTCATGGTTTTGTTGGGTCATTAAGGAATATCCCACCCGGATATTCTGCATCATTTCTTCATTTTTCCATTGCCAAAGTTACCAACTTTCGCTACATCACACCGCATCACGTCAAATCCTAGTGCATCACACCATGCGCACGAACGCCACCATCACCCTCGATAAAACTATAATGGACCGCCTTCGCTCACTGGCGGCCAATGAAAAACGGAGTGTCAGCCAGCAGCTGGAGTTGATGCTTGAGAAGCACTTCGGAATGACCACCCGCCCCTCCCCCGCCCCACGCCGCAAGAAGGAGGCCGCGCCGCGATGAAAGCCCCCTGCGAGTGCGGCCGAGGCCACTTGGTCAGAAACGCCATCGGCGACACGTCGTGCTCCTGCACGATCGCGAGCTTCCTTGCGATCCACGGCGTGGTGCCGCTCTACGGCGGCGAGTGGAAACCGGTACCAGAGGAGAAGGAGGTGGCCAAGTGAGCCTTATCGTCCTCACCCCGGCGCAACTCCGAAAGGTTGTGCACGACCTGGACATGTGCTCGGCCCGGATCAGCGAGATTCGGCAGTATTTGACTGAGAAAAAGAGCGCCAATCGCGAGCGGGATGAGCGGCCGATCAGTCCACCCCGCTTTCCCGATACCCTTCACTCCGCCGAACACAAGGAGGAACAGCCATGAAACGACGGCTGATCCACACGTGGTCAGGCGATGGACTGCCAACCCTAGGCAGCGAGGTCGCATATGACGCCATCTCGGAGAAGAGCGGCTTTCTGCCCGCGCTCCCGCAGTGGGCATGGGACGCGATCCTCATCTCTGACGTATTTTGCGCGATCCGGGAGGCCGGCGATGAACTCGGGGCGGCATGCGCGGCCGTCTTCAGCGCGGGAGGCCGGCCATGAGCATCCGTTTCCGCCCCCGTCGCGCCGCCGAGATCGCGGCCATGGACCTCGCTCCCGGGGTTGTCCTTCAGGGCAAGTTCCATCCCGGGTCGACTGCCGATCGCGAGACACCCGGGGAATCCAGCTGGGTCGACGTCAACACCCTCGACATCGGAGGCCGGCCTGACTTGGTCGCACTCTGGGTATTCAACAACTGCCCCAGTCTCATGGACTGGGACGGCGAGCAGTGCCCCAAGCGGGCTGAGTTCCTCGACGGGCTCGCTCAGCAGCTCCGGGACCATCACGAAGAGGAGGCCATCCAATGAGCAACTGGGACCCATGTGGCGAGAACTCCGTGCCGGACGAGACGCGCTCCCGAATCGCCGGGGAGTACGAGGAGAGCGAAACCGAAATAGCTCCCATCAGCAAGGGGAGACCGGCCGGCTGCGCAGTCATCATTCTGGCAACGCTCACCTTCTGGGCGCTGGTGGCCATCAAGATCAAATCCTGCCTATGAAAGCCACCAATAAACGCCCGCTCAATCCATCGTGGCTGACCACCATACAAGTGGCCGAGGAGATTGGCGGGGTGTCACAAGACCAGGTCATCAAATGGTGCAACGCCAAACTGTTACCCGGCGCCTTTAAGCTCCCCGGTAGAAGCGGATGGCGGATCCCGCGCAAGGCACTGGATAACTTCATCGCTAAACGCGCACGCGCATAACTCCCATGATCAAGACACTCGACCTCAGAGGGCTGCGTCAGGCCCATATTCGGCGGATGGAGCGCCGCGCACGCATTCGCTCCATCATCCATATCATCAGCTGCGTCGCGCTGTTCGTATTCGGCGTCCTTCTTTTCACCTCAATTTTAGCCTGCCTCCTGTTCTGAAGTCTTTGGATTCGCTGGCGGCATGGTGCGCCGGGAGATCCGGCGTCCGGTCCGATTTCATACCGTCTGAAACACCGCCAGTGAATCCAGCCCCCATTTCCAACCAATCCACCACACCCACTATGAACCTAGACAAAGTAAAACAACTCAAGAACCTCGTAAATGCCGCAAAAAGCCTGAAAACACTCGCAGTCGACTATGGCGAAGTGATCAAAGACTCGCGATGCGACAAACACGCCTTCTGCTTTGGAGGTGATGACCGATTCGCAGTTTTTTCAACGAAGATTTTCTTGGACTGCCACACTGGCTATTACGGCAATTCGTCCTGCTCCACTTTTCGTAGTATCCCGAATGATATTGCGCAACGCGCACTTAACAAGGTGCTCAACCGCAATCGGAATCGCATCTTAGATGAAATGGCCGAAGCGATCATGGATGAGGCGAGAGCGGCTCATGGTGCCGCGAAGCAAGAACTTCAGTCGTTCACCCAAGCCTTAGAGGAATCCATGATTCCTGAGTCAGAGGAAGAATCAAACTCGGAACAGCGCGCCTTGGTCGCAGCCTAAACCTAAACCCTTAACTGGAAGTCATCACTATGGATGCCATCGCAGAACCCATCGAAGTCACCGCGCTCGCCAGCGCCAAGCCCGTTGAAGAAGAATTCAAACCGCTCGTCGCCGAGATCGAGCGTCTCAAAGCGACCGCCGAAACACTGACCGTGTCCAGCGAGGACGACAAGCGGGGGATGAAGCTGGCCCGCGAAACACGCCTTACTCTCCGCGAGATTCGGATCGGCGTGGAGAAGCGGCGGAAGGAGCTGAAGGAGGACTACCTCCGCAAGGGTCAGCGAATCGACGCGGCCGCCAAGGAGATCACCAAGCTGATCGAGCCACTCGAAGCCCGCATGCTTGAGCAGGAGGAATTCGCCGCGCGCCGGGTGGCCGAGCGCCAGGCGAAGCTGCAGGAAGAGCGAGTTGCCGACCTCCAGGCATTGGGAGCCCCGGCCCACATGATCGTGCAAGGGCTCGGGACGCTCACGGATCAGGAGTGGGAAATCCTCCGAAAGGACGCCGAGGCGATCAAAGCCGCCCGCGAGGCTGAGGCCAAGAGGATCGAGGAAGAGCGGATTGCCGCCGAGAAAGCCGCCCAGGAGGAGCGCGAACGCAAAGAGCGTGAGCTGGCGGAAGCCAAAGCCAAAGCTGAACAGGAGCGTAAAGCCCGCGAGGCCGCCGAAGCCGCAGCCAAGGCCGAGCGCGAACGGCTGGAGGCCGAAGCGAAAGCCGAGCGGGAGCGCGCGGAGGCTGCCCGTCGCGAAGCGGAACGCAAAGCCGAGGAGGAGCGGAAACGCCTCGCTGCGGAGGCGGAAGCCCGGCTCCAAGCTGAGCGGGAAGCCGCGGCCAAGAAAGCGGCGGAAGAACGTGCTGCACGCGAAAAGGCCGAGGCGGAGCTACGCGCCAAGGCTGAGGCCGAGCGAAAGGAGCGGGAGCGCGCGGAGGCCGAAGCCCGCGCAGCCAAGGAGGCGGTCGAGCAGGCTGCGCGAGCCCAGGCCGCGTTTGAGGCAAAGCGCCAGGCTGAGGAAGCGGCCAAGGCAAAGGAGGAGGCCGAAGCCCGCCGGCGGGCCGCCTTGGCTCCCGATGCGGACAAGATCATCGCCTTCGCCGCCGAGGTGGAGGCGCAGGCCCCGCAGCTTTCCGATCCGGAGCTGGCCTCCCGGCTGGCTGACGCCCTCAGCGACTTTACGGCCACTCTTCGGAGCCTGCCGTACGAACCATCCCTGTGAGTGCAGGAAACACCCGCCGCCTCCGCAAGTCCATGGAGGGGATAAATCGCGAGAGGCGGCGGGAACCACTTTCGAACCATGACCACCAATTGGAAACGAAGCGAGGCTTTCGGCGCGATCGCGCCTGCGCTCATCGCTCTGCAAAGCGCCGGGCTCTTCGTCGTTGAGGACAAGGACAATCCGCAGACGCGGAGCCGGTACGCTGACTTAACGACCATCTGGATCGCCGTCCAGCCTATGCTGGCGGCCCACAAAATCGCCGTGCTCCAACCGCTCGGCAAGATCCGGAACGAAGGTGGGAAATTCATCCTGGCGCTTGAAACCGTGCTCGTGCACGAGAGCGGCGAATGGATCAGCGCAGAGAGCGAGATTCTGGTGCCGGCGAACGACAAGTTGAGCGTCGCGTGGTGGGCAGGGTCCGCCCAGACGTACGGTCGCCGGTACGCGCTGGTTTCCATGCTCGGGATCATCACCGGTGAGGACGACGATGGGGTGGCACTGCAGCGCGCGGTTCAACGGAAAGCGCCGGCCGAGATCAAGCGCAGCGCGTACCTGCCCGATTTGACGACCGAGTGGTCCGCCTACACCGCCGGACAGTGGCGCGAGTACCGGCTGCCCGACGGCATGCTGCTGGGCGACCTGGACGAATTGGCGATGCGGAAGCTGGTCCGCGCCGGATGCGAAACCGGGGAGCACACAGACCCACTCAAGGCGTTCCTGTGGGACTGGATCGGCGGCCGGCTCGACCTGCTCAAGGAGCCGATGACCGAGGCGCTGCTTTCCCGCGGTTGGGACCAGTTTGCCGCGCCGGACGAGTGGAGCCTCGATGACTTCCGACGGGCGGCCACGCTACTGCTCAACCCTAAACAGGAGGCCACGGGCAATGCCCCGAATCCATGAAGAGCCCCAGCGTTGCCGCGTGTGTCGGACGCCGACCCACCACGTCGATCGCAAGGGCCAGCCATTCTGCGCCTGCTGTGTGCTCGACCGAAAGCCGCTCAACCCGGTCGATGCCGCCTGGAAACCCGACGCGCTGAAACCTTTGACGTTTGGAACCGATGACTCCGACGAGCCTGAAGAGATACTTTGATCCCGCCCAACCGCTGCCGCTCGGCGAGCAGTGGAAGCCAGGCGTGTTCCTGAAGCTGCCCGAGGCGGAGTATCGGGCGTTCCCAGGCCTGAATGCCAGCCTGCTGAAGAATCCGACGGCGGCCGAGATGTGGCATTCCATGACGGCGCCGCCGGAGGACAAATGGGGGACCGAATCTGAGTGCGCCAAATGGACCGTGGGCACCCTAGTCCACTGGGCGGTGCTCGAGCCCTGGCGATTCGCCGATTTCGATCAGCACATCGCGATCTCGCCCACCAAGGGGTTGGCGACCGATCGCGCTAAGCGTGTGCGCGAGGCCTACCCGGACAAGTTGGTAGTCTCGCCAGAGCACATAGAGTTGGCGCTCAAATGCCGGCAGGCCCTTGAGATGAATGACGTTGTCCGGCTCATGCTGGAACCACCGGGCGGGCGTGAAGTCAGTCTGTTCTGCTGGGACAAGTCGCTCGAGTCGTGGCGCAAGGCCCGGTTCGACTTCATCCCGTTCGAGTCCGATTATCTGCTGGACGTCAAGACGACGGCTTTTCCGCCGCCGCAGTTTCCGAAAGAGGCGCGCAAGCTGGGCTACCACTTCCAGGCACAATGGTACCTGGACACTTGGGAGATGCTGACCGGTGAGCGGCGCCGCTGGTTCCGCTGGGTCGTCGTCAATAAGTCGGAGCCGTTCATGAGTCAGGTGTGGGAGGTTGAGAACGTACCCCGAGGCCACGTCGCGCGGCAGCGGTCTCCGCTCGGAGCTGCGGATGAAATCGTAGGCAAGCGAGCCGCAGTCTGGGCGGCATCCGCGTGGGACATGATCAACCGCGCTAAATACACCGCAACCTTTTCCCCTTCGCTCATCCGCGCGTGCTGGGCCGCGTATGAGAACGATCCCATCCAGCTCTTATCATTTAACTGACATGACACCCGAAATCATTGATATCGGCCCGATCGAGAAAATTCCGCTTCCGGCCACACAGCGCAAATCCACTCTCGCCATCGAAAACGCGCTGCTCGAACTCAAACCGGAAGAGAGCCGCACACTGCCGTCCCGCTTCGCTGGTACGGCCAAGTCAGCGGCCAAGCGGCTCGGCATGAAGATCATCGTGAGGCCGATCAACGAACAGGCCATCCGCGTTTACCGGAAGTCTTAACCCCATTTCGCAACGGCGGCGCGGACGGCGACGCGCAGGCGCATCACGCTGCTGGAGGTTACTGCAAGCGCTTCAGTCCAGCCGGTTCAATTCCGGCCCGTTGCTCCAATTCCATCCAATCCAACCACCACATATCATGCCCAAGAAATCCAACGTCATTGAACTCGAACCCGAGCCCGAAGCGCCGAAAGCCAGCCCATGGCCTGAGGTCAAAGAATCCCGATCGCTTGCCTGCAAGCTCGCCCCGGGTGAACTCGCCGAGAAATCCGACGAGATGGCACGTCACCAACTCGAAGTGAATAACATCGAGGCGGCTAAAAAATCCGCGAATAGCCATTTCAAAGCTCGCCTCGATGAAAAGGCCGCGCAGCTGACGGGTCTCGCCCAGGCCATTGCCGACCGCGCCGAGTACCGGAGCGTCAAATGCGAGTGGCGCTTCGAGCAAGCCGGCTTCGATTCCGACCGCAACCCGGTCTTCCATCCGGAGCAAAAGACGCTCGTTCGGCTCGACACCGGCGAGGCTGTCGAGGTTCGCGCCATCACCGACAGCGATCGGCAGATGAAGCTGAACCTGGACGATATGGCCAGCACGGCCGCCGCCGAAGGAGGTGATTGCGTGGCCAGCGTCGAGTCCCGCGAGGTGGACGACGACATCGACCTCTCCTAGCCATGGACGCTGATTACGTTCCATTCACCGGGGAGATCGGGGGCCGGCAGCTTCGGCTGCCTGCTCTGAACCTCTGGGAGGACTGGCGCCTCTTTGTGGCGGATGAGTCTCGGCCGAACTATGCCGGCCCATTCATCGCCAGCGAGTCCACCATCGGCCTGACGGACTGCCGGATGATGCTGGAGTTGGACCGTCCCATGATCCCCGGCGGCGTCGACATGATGACCGGTCCTTCGGACGAGGGACTGCTGGAGACGCTAATCAGGCCGCATGAACGCGTTGGCGGGTTCGTCCCCCTCAGCAGCGTTCTGATGCACCAAGCTGCCGACATCTGCACCCACTGCTTTGGATTCGGCGCACTGCCACTCATGTCCCTGAGTGGCGGCGGACTGCTCGACCTGCTTCCGTGCGAAAGTCGGTATGTCTGCAACTATTTCGGCGACCCGCTCAGCATCGTTGGCGACGCTTGCCCGCAGGCAGGAATGGCCAATCTCCCGTACCGAATTCACGGCGCGCCTTTTGCGGGTTGGTACGTACTGCGGATGTTGATGCTCGGCGGCTGCGAAGTCGCTACAGCCATCGATCCCGCGTATGACGGCGCCGGGATACTCCCGTTCCGGTTTCATGGTGGTCGCGGCGTCGTTCGGCCGCTCAAGATCAAGGAGGGGGCCGCCGTATGACCGCATCGCTCCCCAAAGTCGATCCGGATCCGCCGCTCACGCCGCTGTCCAAGCTGCCGCCGCTCCATCCGAAGTGGTTGGCGGAGGGCCACCGGTTGTTCCGGCGCGTCCCGCTCAGCTATTGGGGCGGCGATCACCGGTTTTTCCTCCATTACCAGAAGCACAAGCTGGAGTGGACGGGTCGCGGGTGGAGTGTAACCAAGATCAACGAGGTTTGGCACGCCCAACAGTGGCTGACACCGGACTTCAGGCTGACGCCGACTGGCGCCGAAATTTTCAAGCGCCTTTCACCGGCCCAGGGCGAGCTGGCGCTCAAGACAGAGCCGGAGCTGGGTGAGTTGCCTCCCCTGCCCCACGGCCTGGAGGACAAACTCTTCGGCTACCAGCGCCAACCCGCCCGGCAATTGTTCCGCGCGGTCACCCATGGACTTCGCGAATGGGGATACCCGGGCGCCGTTGACCTGAGCGATTTGGGCACTGGCAAAACCTACCAGTCCCTGGCGGCCGCTATCGCCACCGGCCGAAAGGTCATCGTTCTCTGCCCCACAGTTGGCCGCGCGGGCTGGCTGCGGGCCTTTGCCCACTTCGGCGCGGAGCCGCACGCCATCGAAACCTATGAGGCAGTGCGCGGCGGCTGGCGTCCCGAAATCGTACGACAGCACGCCGACGGACGTTTCGAGTGGCTGAATGCGGGCGAGGTGCTGCTGATCCTCGATGAAGCCCAGGCGCTCCGCCATGACGAGACTCTCAACGTGCGCTGCTGCGCCCAGTCAATCCGGCAAGCCATCCCCATCATCATTGCGAGCGCCACTGTCGCGATCGATCCGCGCGAAATGCGCTTCGCCGGCCGGATCACAGGGCTGCACGGAGGCAACTCAGACTGGGACCGGTTCCTGCAGTCGCACGGCTGCTGGAAATCGGGGTCGACTTGGCAGTGGAACAAGAAGCTCGACACGCTGTCCAAGATCCACGCGAAGCTGTTCCCGCGGCGTGGGTGTCGCGTTCGGAAGGAGGACTTGGGGGACGAAGCCCCGCAGACGATCATCGAGATCCTGGCGCTCGATTGTCCAGAAGCCCAGGCCATTCAGGAGGAGTGGCAATACGTCGAGCACATGGTCAGCCGGCTCACCGCGCAGGGAGTGCCGGCCCGCAAAATCAGGATCGATCAGCAGGTGGCTCGAATGAAGCTCTGGCAGCGGTGCGAAAACGCACTGGTCGAGCAGGTTGGCGAGCGTGCACGGGCCGAGATCGAGGAAGGACGGAGCGTAGCGTGCTTCATGAATTTCAATGAGTCGAGAATCCGACTCGGGAAAATCCTCGGCACGAACGCCGGCTTTTATGGCGGTCAGAACGCCAAGGCGCGCGCGTATTACGAGAAGCTTTTTCAGGAGGACAGGATCCACGCGCTGGTCAGCAACATGGGCGCCGGCGGCGCCAGTGTGAGCCTGCATGACGTCCGGGGCGAGCGGCCGCGCACGGCCTTCATCTTCCCCACCGATCACGTCGTGCCCCTCACACAGGCAACCGGCCGGGTCGACCGCGCCGGCAGCAAGAGCGTGAGCCGGCAATTCATCCCGGTCGTGAAGGGCACGATCAGCGAACGGATGGTGCACAGCACACGCCGGAAAATGCTGGGGATCAGCACGCTCAACGACGGGAAGGGGGCCGCGAGGTTTTGAGTATGAATTCGCCCGTCACAATCGTTGACCTGTTCGCCGGAGCTGGAGGCACCTCCGACGGCGCCCTCCAGGCAGTACACGCCATGGGTCGTAGACCAGTTTTGACTGCGATCAATCACTGGCCCGTCGCTGTCCAAACCCATCAGGCAAATCACCCCGATCACCAGATTCTCTGCACCGGTGTCGACGCCGTGAATCCGCGGGAGATATGCGGGTTCGGCGAGCTCGACCTGCTTTGGGCGAGTCCCGAATGTACACACCACTCTGTCGCGAGAGGCGGACGACCGATCAACGACCAAAGCCGGGCAACAGCGTGGTGCGTAATACGTTGGGCGGAAGCCGTTCGGCCGCCTGTGATCCTGGTGGAGAATGTCCCGGAATTCCTCTCTTGGGGCCCATGCGGAACAAACGGCCGACCTTTGCAGCGACAGAAAGGTGCGACCTTCAAAGCGTGGATTGGAGCTCTGGAATCGCTCGGATACCGGGTGGAATGGCGCATCCTCTGTGCGGCCGATTATGGCGACCCGACAACTCGTCGTCGGTTGTTCGTCCAAGCTGTCTGCGGCCGCCGGCGCATCGTCTGGCCAAATCCGACGCATGCTGATGGCGGTTCGATCGACCTTTTTGGCAGCCGTAAACCGTGGGTCGCGGCCCGGGATATCATCGATTGGTCGCTGGTAGGGCAATCGATCTTCGACCGCTCTCGTCCGCTCTCACCGAAGACCTTGGCTCGAATCGAAGCCGGGCTCAAGAAGTTCGGGCTCGGTCCATACATCGCCGCATGGGACCACCAGAGCGGCTCGGGAGTCTGGAGCGCAGAGAGGCCGCTCTCCACAATCACGACGAAGGCGCGCCACGGTGTGGTCGAACCATTCCTGATTCCGCATTTCGGCGAACGTGAGGGGCAATCGCCCCGCCACCACTCTGTCGATCGACCAATGCCGACAGTTACTTCGCATGGCGCTGGCGCGCTCGTCGAACCGTTCTTGGTTGAGATGCGCGGAACTGGAGAACACCAGGTGTCCAGTTCAGGGCGCAGTCTCGGTAGGCCCCTGGGTACCGTGACAGCTGGCGGAATTCACCACGCACTCATCGAACCAGCCCTGTTGGGGCAGCAGAGCTGCGCGGCTTTGCGGCCAGTCAGCCAGCCTGCGCCCACCGTGGCCACCGCCGGCGCCATCGCCTTGGTCGAACCATTCCTGGTGAAGTACTACGGAACTGGCGGCGCCAGACCGGTCGACGAACCGCTCGACACAGTGACCACCAAACACCGGCACGCGCTCGTTCGACCCACTGTCGTCGTCGACGGACAGGAATACCGCCTCGACATCCGGTTTCGCATGCTTCAGCCGCATGAGCTCGCGGCCGCTCAGGGTTTCCGACCTGACTACGTTTTCAGCGGGACCAAGACCGATCAAGTCAAGCAGATCGGAAATGCGGTCCCACGACGACTGGCCAGGGCTCTCGTGGCCGCCACGCTGACACAGCAAGCGGACGTCAGTTGGATCGGAAACAACGGGAGGGCCGCAGCGTGAACCACGACTCCCAATCCCAGCTCCGGCGGTACCGCGTTTATCGCGAATCCAAGTCCCGCCGGTTCCTCTGCATTTGCGCGGCGCGTGACGCAAAACACGCCGTGCGCATCGCCCGTCAGCATTTCCGACTCACGCGCACTGCGTGGGCGACGCCCGAACCACTCACAGCACAGAGAGTTCTGTCATGACCACCTTCTCACACCCAAACACCCACAACAGCGCAGAGAGTGGGGCCGCTAAGCTGGCTGCAAGCGACCCGCAGTCGTCCCTTCACGGGGCCGTGCCCGCCGGCACGTCGACCATAAAGGCCAGTGCGCTTCCTTGTGGCAGGCCGCCCAGCCTGACAAGCCCAGACCCGCGGCGGCGGGAAGGGCGGGCACAACTTTCGAGCATGCGGCCGGATCGTGAAGAACACGGGCCGATGCGACTAAGGGCAGGGGGCCAGGTCAGGAGGGTAGCGATTCAATTCGCGAGCCTGAGCGATACCCGTCTCCGTTCCCGGCTGCCGGTCGTGCTGTTTGGGTCGCTCCCAAGCAGATTGGCGGAGAAAGCCGGGCGGTCCGCATGCTCGACCCAGTTTCATTCCGCATGAGCACTTCCCTGATCATTGGCGTGGACAACGGCATCAGCGGCGCCCTCGTCGCGCTCAGCACCGTCGCCGGCCTGCCGCCCGTTGCCGTGCTCCCTATGCCCACTCAGGACCGCGGGAGCGGCAATGGGCGGGAGATCGACATCAAAGCCGTCAACCGTTGGATCAACGATCTGGCGGTCGACTCTGCGCACATCACCATGATCATCGAGCGGCCGGGCAAACACTCCCCGGGGGTAAAGTCGCTCTGCTCGATGTGGGACAGCTTCGGCCGCCTCTGCGCCTACGCCGAGCTGAAGCGGCTCAGGCATGTCCTGGTCAACCCCCAGACGTGGCAGAAAACCATGCTGCCGGGGTGCGCAAAGGGCCAGACAAAGCCGTTCGCGCTGACCGTCGCCCGTCGGCTGTGGCCGGCTGAGACCTGGCTGGCGACGCCACGAAGCAAGAAACCCGATGAGGGGCTGATCGATGCCGCACTCATCGCTGAGTACGCACGCACCAAGCAGCTATAATGAAAGACGCACCCGCATTCGACTTCTACCCTGAGCGCTGGCTGGTCGGAACAGCGATGTTTTCTGACGCGGAACAGATCAGCTATCTGCGGTTGCTTTGCCACCAGTGGCTGATGCAGGGGCTGCCAGACAGTCATGCGGCACTCAAACGACTGGCGGGGAAGGGAGTGACAGCTGCCGTTCTCGAGAAGTTCCCGGTTTGTGATGATGGAATGAGGCGTAACCGCCGCCTGGAAATCATCCGAAATGAGCAACGTGAGCGAATCGCTAAGCGACGCGAAGGCGCCGCGAAAACCAATGCCAAGCGATGGGGAAGCGATACCAAATGCGACTCGTCAGCGAGTCGATCAGCGACACGTGAGCGAGTCGCTAGCGATGTCGTGAGCGAGTCGCCACCACCCACCACCCACCACCCACCACGTGTTCTTTTGGAAAAAGAACCAAAACCCCTTCCCGCCGCGGTGGCCGCGCCGGTGGGGGTGGATGCAGATTCGAGCGTAGCTGAGCGGCAGAAGGCCAAGGCTGCGACGAAGGACGAACCCGCAGCGGACCCACGGCACCACGCAATCACATCCGTGATCAAAGCTCGATTCAAGGCGATCACGAACCGCGAGATGACCTTCGACGGCAGAGACGTCGTCCGGCTCAAGCGATTCCTGGCCGGATGGAACGGGACGCTCGACGACTTCTGGAAGACCGCCAGCGCCGCTTGGAAGCGCGCCGACGAGGACCGTTTCGCCTCTGCCTGCAAGAAAGCCGGTACCCTTTGCGGCCTGTGCGAGAACTGGGCCGCCATCGAGGTCGAACTGCAACGGCCGATGCAGCCGCAAATCCCGACCGGACGACCGAACAACTCCGCTCCCCAACCCGCCCGACAGCATGACACCATCTGACGCCTACGAGGGCCGTCTGGCCCACCCAGCGGCCGCCCAGCTGCCCGCCATGGTCGAGCGCCTGCGACTCGCCGCCCAGGCCGCCCACGAACGCCGCGTGCGCGAATGGGGCGCATCCGTGGCCAAGGCGCCCGTCACGATGTGCCCGCGCCACCCTGGCGAGCCACTGGTCGCCGATCTCGAGCGCTCTCTCCACGCCAGTGATCGCGCCAAGCGCGTCGTGATAGTTTGCCAGCCCTGCCCCGCATGCGAGGAGGACGAAGCTCGCCGCCGGGGGGACAGGCAGCTGCTTCGCCGGGGAATCCCAACGCGCTCACTCGGCGTCACCCTGGAAACGTGGCAGCCCGACTGGGAGCCGCTCTTCGCCGACGAGCGAGCGAAGGCCTGGCAGACCGTGCAGGCGTGGACTCAGGGGCGGCCAGCCGTGCCATTCCTGATCATCTTCGGCACCAATGGGGGGACAGGAAAGACGGCGCTTGGGGTGGCGGCGCTGAAAGCCTGCAGTCGGGACTTCCGCTGTCTGGAATTTCGCGACTGGATCGGCGCGCTGCTGGCACTGGAGCCGGGGGAGCGGGCGGGAGCGATCGAGGCCGTCCGCGGATACCGGGCGCTGATGATCGACGACTTCGGGAACCGCTTCGGAGGCGCACGCGATGAAATCGGCGGGAATGCCTTCGAGCGGGACGCCATGGCTGCGGTGCTGAACTGGCGCTTCGAGCAGAGGCTCCCGACGATCCTGACGAGCAACCTGGATCCGGCCGAATTCGCGCGGCGGCTGGACGACCGGACGGTCGACCGCATCCGCGCCGGCCGCGTGCTGATCGACGCCACCGGCTGGCCGAGCCGGAGAGCCGCGGAGGAGGCGATATGAGCGGACCTCTTCCATCCTGCGCGCTGGACCTACGCGTCGGCGATTGCCGTGCGATCCTGCCTACGATCGGGGCCGAGTCGGTCCAGTGTTGCGTGACCTCGCCGCCTTATTGGGGGCTGCGCGACTACGGTGGACACGCAGAGCAGCTCGGCTTGGAAAGCTCGCCCGAGGCTTTCCTGGATGAGATGGTGGCCGTGTTTCGTGAAGTGCGCCGCGTCCTGCGCAAGGACGGCACCTGCTGGCTCAATATGGGCGACGGTTATTGCGGTGCGCCTGGTGGGCATCAAGGACAGACTGGAGAGCGCTCAACCAGGACGTTCACGGCTCGAATTCTGATGGAAAAAAAGGGGCGTGGGCTCAAACGCAAGGACTTGGTCGGCATGCCATGGCGTCTGGCTCTCGCCCTGCAGGCCGATGGCTGGTTCCTGCGTGCCGACATCATCTGGCACAAGCCGAATCCGATGCCTGAAACCGTACGTGATCGTCCCACAAAGGCGCACGAATACATTTTCTTGCTCTCGAAATCGGAGAGCTACTTCTACAATGCAGAAGCGATCAAGGAGCCGGTCAGCGGAACGGCGCACGCACGGCGCGGGTACAAGACACCAGACGGTTGGGACACATCCAAAGGGAATGGCGGCCATGGAGTTTTTCACAAGAACGGCCGCGAGAAAGGCCAATACCGAACACCGGGCGTAGGGCCGAAATCATCGAGGCCAGGCTCAGGAGTGAAGGCCAACGAATCTTTCCACGCCTCCGTCGTCGATCTCGTTTCAAGCCGGAACAAGCGCAGTGTCTGGACCGTCCCCACCCGACCATTCAAAGGCGCCCACTTTGCGACTTATCCGCCAGAGCTGATCACGCCCTGTATCCTGGCCGGGAGCCGGCCCGGTGACGTGGTGCTCGATCCATTCGGCGGCAGCGGTACCACAGGCCAGGTCGCGCTCGAACTGGGACGCTCCGCGTTGCTGATCGAACTGAATCCAGAATATGCACAACTCATCGAGAAGCGAACATCCGTTACTCCGGGGCTCCGTCTGTAACAAAAAGCACGAATCACATCATGGCCGAAAATACCAAAATCGAGTGGACGGATCACACGTTCAACCCGTGGACGGGGTGCACCAAAGTCAGCCCAGCGTGTGCTCACTGCTACGCGGAGGCGTGGGCAAAGCGCTCGGGCATCGTCGAGTGGGGTCCGGGCAAGCCGCGCCGCCGGACCACGCCGGCCGAGTGGCGGAAGCCGTTGAAGTGGGACAAGTTGCTTCACTGCCCGCACCCAGACCTACTTGTCAACGGACGGCCACAATATGAACCTCACCCCTTCGTCTGCCTCAAATGCGGTACGCGGTATCTGTCCAACTCAGGGGGGCATCCAGATTGTGATTTTAACTGCCAGATCATCCCATACCGCCCCCGCGTGTTCTGCGCGTCCCTCGCGGACTGGCTTGACGACGAGGTGCCGATCGAATGGCTCGCCGACCTGCTGGACCTCGTCCGCCGGACGCCCAACCTGGATTGGCTGCTGCTGACGAAACGGCCGCAGAATTGGTTTGGCCGCATCCACGCCGCGTTCATGCACACGGCGGATGACCGAAACAACCCTCACCTTACGAACTGGCTTGTGGATTGGATGGGCACCGAACACTGCGAGGAGCCAGGGGAGCCAGGAACACCACCGGCGAACGTCTGGATCGGAACCACGGTCGAGGACCAGCAGCGCGCCGATGAGCGCATCCCGGAGCTACTCAAGATCCCGGCAAAGGTGCGTTTTCTGTCATGTGAGCCGCTGCTGGGGCCGATCCGTTTCGCCGCCGTTCCTGGGTTCAATAAATGCGGATCGGCCGGCTGGGACTTGATTCGCAACCTGTGGGTCATCGCAGGCGGAGAAAGCGGCCCAGGCGCCCGGCCGATGCACCCCGACTGGGCACGATCCCTGCGCGACCAGTGCGCGGCCGCTGGCGTGCCGTTCCTGTTCAAGCAGTGGGGTGTCTGGAAGCCATGGGCTGAGAAGTGTGTGGGGTCGAGCACCCTCGGGGATCCGAGGTTCGCGCACTTGCCAGATGCCGACGGGAAGGGATACTGCGCGCTCAAACGAATAGCGAAGGACAAAGCCGGCCGCACGCTCGACGGAGAAATTTGGAATCAGCAGCCTACTGCTTCCATAAAGTGCTGACTTGTTCAGCAAGTACTTCACACAGACCGTTAACAATTTCATTAGTCAATTCATTACTGAGAGAAACTCCCTCCGCAATAACGGCTACTTTTCGCCACATTGGCTTTTTATTAGGTCTTTCTAAGTTGTTAGTAGGGGCTGTGAAACCAACAATATAAACGTGAACGTCCATTACCTCAACCATCGGGACCACTACAGCAACTGCACATGAGTCCAAATGCTGTTTGCTTATGTGGAAGGCATGACAATGCGGTAACTCGATAAATTCAGCGACCGTTTCTGGTCGTGAATCTACCGGAATTCGGTCAAAACGATAATTCCCCTGGGCAACCTGAGTTCCCCCAGCAAGCTTCTTGAATCTAGCTTGAGCTTTGTCCAGAATAAGTTGCCACTGTGACGAATACACGTTTCTTATTTTTTCCAGTTGTACCTTCCTGTTTTCAGACTTCAATCTAGCATCGAGCAGTTCAACTTCATGGTTTAAATCGTAACCAGCGCCATCTTGAATTTTAGCAACTCGTTCAAGCTCTGTGATAAAGTCACTAATCGTCTGGAATCTATTCGTTGTCTCATACTTAAAGGCTCGATCAAATAACCAATTCAGCGCTTCACGCTGGCGTGGGTTAGACACCGATCTGTCAAACTGCCCAACTTCACGACGATGTGGGGGCATTCCACGCGAATCACGAAGCATAATTGGTGGTTGTCCTGTCAAACAATAGAACAGAATCCCTGCAATTGCAGTAATGTCTGATCTCAAATCTCGATGCCCCCCTTCAAGGTCTTGGCATTCCGGAAGCATTATGAACTCATTGCGAAACATTTCACCGTCGCGAGTCAGTACGATCGTTTGCATAGAATCAAACGAAATTCCAAAGTCAATAATGTATACACAATCCGGATCGCAATCTTTAATGATAATGTTTGTTGGTTTAATATCTCTGTGGCCAATGGAATGTTGGTGACATAGTTCGATCGTAGAAATGACACTTTTGACAATAGCTAATGCTTCGGTCAGTGTTGTGTATTGTTTGTCCTTGATCCAATGGTCAAATCGCACTCCGTCGATAAACTCCATTATAATGAATGGGTCGTTCGTCGTAAAATTCATTGAATCCGCTAGCACTTTTGGCACTCGCGCCCCCACATTGTGGAGTTTCTTCAGCACTTCCGCTTCATGCCGCAATCGGTCATGCGCTTGTTGGTCGCCTCTCCACCGGGGAAGCAGACGCTTGCACACTGCTATTGTCTGCTTAGTGCGGTGTCGCACTTTAGTTACTACGCCCTGCCCTCCCTGTCCTAGTGGATTATCTTCAAATTCTTCCCATTCTGCCATCCACCCATTTTCTAGCGGAATTGGTTCAGTTTCCATACGCGTTATTTGCCAATTTAATACCCTGATTTTGATCAAGGACGACTACTTCTTTTATAGTATACAGGTTCTGCAGCATTAAAGGGAGCAAGGTAGATGTCGGCGAATCTGGGTGGCAGCTTAATTGACACGGCCGAACATTTTGTGCATTGTCATTTCGGCGTCAAGCTCCCACTGAGGGAAGTTTCAGCCTGCGGTATTGATCACCGCCTCCGCGCGGTCGCAATCGCCGCCCCTGACCGAACGCTCGAGATGTTCAGCGTGTGCGTCTGCCCTTCCACCTTGTTCTCCCGCTGCCGGCGCAGCTTGGCCAGTGCTGAATTCCGGTACCGCTGGTAGTCATCGAAGCGCCCCGCGTCCCGGGCCGCAAGAGCTTGATTGTAAATGCCGTACGGCGGCCTGAATTGGATCATGGCCCGCTCTCCTTCGCTGTAGGCCGGCACGAACCTCAGATTGACCCGTGCGACCACCGTCATGGGCTCATCCGCGCTTCGACCCAGCTGGTACCGTCGATAAGTTGGCCGAGTCTCGTGCGCCCCGTAGGTGGCCAGCCAATGCGCCGCAGTGCCATCCCACCCGAAGAGCGAGACTTGCCCGTGCGTGACCGATTTGGTCACCATGCTCGGTCGACGGTCGAAAATGTGCCGCGTCACGAGTGGCTGAGCTCGCTGCCCTCCCGTCGGCGCAAATCCCGCCCCAACAATCTTGATCCGCTCTCCTGGCTCGGTTTCCATCCCAGGGAATCCGCCAGTCACGATGAGCGCCCCCTGCGGCGTCGACCCGTGCAGGACCGCGACAGCCGTCTCGGCCTCCGGTTTGTCGCTTACCACCATGATCGGCATGGCCGACGGTAAATCGCGCATGACGGCAAAGTGGTCGCCCAAATCGACCACCTGGTCGAGGCCTCCGCACGGCATCAGCCCGGGTGCCTGTTGCAGGTACCGCCATCCTCCAGGCCGCACACTGGCCGGCCGGCATTCGATGGTGAGCGCCCTCAGGCTCTCGAAATGACTGGGCAGCGAGAAATAGTCGTCGCAGACCGAAAACTCGACGTCCGCCACCGCGCCGTCCCATGCGTCATCACCCATCAGTTCCTCACAAATCCGGTTGTAGGCCGCCAGCGCCCGCGCTTTCCCCTCCGTCGTGCTCAGGCAGACCCCAGTCCCGTCCACATGGCGGGCGATCTCCGGCAAGATGTCACCGACGGTCCACATGGCATCACGTTACAGTTGTTTTTTCACGGGGCAACCAGAGGTGCTCCTGGAAGAGGGATCCGCCGTGTCGGTACCCCAACCGGTCGAAGAAGTGGACCACAGCATTAAAACCGAACCCTCTCCCCTCCCCCAGCCCATTGACCTCAATGGCAATCACCGGCCGGCACCGCGAGATCGTCTTAATGGCGCCGCGCAGCGCCGTTAATTCGGCCCCCTCAATGTCCAGATGGATGACGTCCACCTCCAGCGCAAGCGCATCAAGGGGAATCACCGGAATCAATCCCGCCCCGCGCGCCTGGCCGGCGCCAGAATGCGTTGGATCGGCCACCACGCCGGTCACGCCAGGACCATCACCAAGAGCCGCGCGGAACGGGAAAACATTGTCGAAATCGGCATTCCGCGCCAAGCAGTGGAAAGCGACCCCCTGAGGCTCGAAGGTCACCACCCTATCGAAGCGCTGGGCATACTCGGCGACGTAAAGACCGCAGTTCCCACCGGCCTGGACGATCGTCCGCCGTTGCCGCGCCTCGCTGGTCACCCACTCGACCAGCTCAGCCTCCGCCTCGATGTACGGCCGTGTCTGGGTGTCCGCTATCGGCCACACCAGCCCATCAGCCTCGCATACAAGTTCCCGGATCATGCTGCTTTTCCGATCGCGCGAAGATGGTTGCGGTGCTCATCCCACTCTTTGGCCGTCCACCAGCTCCGGGCCCAGTGGTGGGCCGCCCAGGCGTCGCCAAATGTCTTCGGCTTCTGGTCGGTCCAGTAGTACGGAAAACAGACCCATGGTTCGACGATCGTGATAGCCGTGTCGCCAATGGCCGTCGCCACGTGTTTCCGGCGCGCGTCGCGTAAGACTTTCGGCCAGCCGCTCCTCCAGGGAGCCAGAACCCGCTTGACCATGGCAGGGCCGGCCTGCTCCAGAATATTGCCCTTTCCTTCGACAATAGCGTCGGTCGCCTCGTTGATCATCTGCACGAGCATCGGGTGTTTAGGCACGGACGCCATGATCCCATTGCAGACGTCTCCGGCCGTCATGTCGGCCAGAAGAAGCCCAGCGGAATCGACTAGCCTTTGGAACGTGTGGAAACACTCGAAATCGGTGTCCACGTACAGCCCCCCGTATTTTTTGAGAATCAGCAGCCGCAGCACGTCGCTCATGGCCGCCCATCGGCCTGGTAGCGGCAATTGTCTCGTGTGACAGAGCGCCACATCCCCGCGAAATTCCTCCAGGTCAACATCCCGCCATGTCCGATATTCCCAGCCTGGGTGATTCTGTTGCCAGCTCAGCCAGTAGAGTTCGTACTCCTCAGGCACAGGATTCGGACCAAGCCAAATCCGATGCAGCATCTTGGGGATCTGCCCGGCACCGTGGGTTTTACGAATCGTGCTCGGCCGCCATTGGTTCTGTTCGAACCATCCATGGTAGGGCTGATAAATAATCAGATCGTTCGGGTTGTCCCGGATCCAGCAGTCGATTGGGCGGTCGAAAGGCGCTGCAGATCGCAGAATGGCGCGGGCGCCAGCATTACTCATGAGCACCGACACGGTTGTCCAACTGGAATTCTTGACGCGCCTGAAATGGCGTGTGTGGCCCGTCGGATACTCTGTCGGCTCAGGCAGATTCTGGTTATGGAGAAGCGCCAAATGGTAGCCCGTACCGGAAAGTTCAGAGCACTTGTCCAAGGCGTTCCGAATCGACGTTGTCGGCGTGAAGTCATCCTCGAATACAACCGCCTCCTTCCAGTCGTTGCGGACAATCATCGCCGCCGCACGCCACCAACTCATCGCGCAGCCGACCTCGCCGGGCTGCATCTGGTGACCTGCATCCACGCACTTGGGATCACGAGGCAGGCTCGCTGCCGTTTCATCGTTGCTGCCGTCCGTCGCCCACAGAATGTGAGGAGTTATTCCCTCACCCCGCATCCATGCGAGCGCTTCCTCCGTGCGTTCAGGGGTACGCTTGAGGGTAATCAGAATGACCGGCGGATGGGCGGCGCGGCGCTGCGGTAGAGGTCGCATGATCATGAGGGATAACCGATGTACAGCAGAGAGTAATGAGACCAGTTCGGTGCGCTGCCGCTGAAGAACGCCTGCTGGCTGGTCAGGTCGAGGGATGTGGCGCCGCTGCCGTCGGCCAGCTCCCATCCGTCCACCAACCCCTTGTCCTCCCGGTCGGCCGATACGGTCGCGCTGGTCCTGTAGACGGTGACGATTGCGCCGAGCGGCTGCCCCCAGTCACGCACCCATTTGCCCACGTTCGCCGAGTAGGCGTACAGACCGAGCGGATTGCGATTCGCATCAGTGCGGAACCATGGAAGCGCCCGGCCTTCCTCGCCGGGTTCCGCGGAGCCGAAATTCACGAATGCGTCCGGAACGATGGCGGATCCGGTGCGGAGGTGTTCGAAGAGCTCTGCGAGACTCTGCGGACAGCGGGGGGGATTGGGAATGGTGAGTGGTGCTTTCATGGCAGCGAGTAGCTGAGGTCATTGTGGCAGTCAGGTTCAGGCGTCGGCAGAGTCTCCGGCGGCGTGCAGACGAGATTGGATTGCGCGCCGTCCTGGACTGTCGGCGAGGCCTCGAGCACGAATTCTCGCAGCTCGCACCAGCCGGTGATGACGAGCAGAACCTGCAGTCGATAGAACCGTGACTGCTTGTCTGGGATGGCTGGCAGCGCCAAATAAGGTTCCTCCGCCGGTCCGCTCTCGACCGGAGCACAATTTGGGCCGTCGAACGTCAGCGACCGGCAGGTTCCGCCGTGATGTTCGAACCACGGCATCCACTGCGCCCCGTCGAGGGTGCGAACGAAGCCCCGGATCGTCAGCGGCCCGCGAATGTCACCGACCCGTACGAGCGCCGAGGTGAGCCGCTTGACGACGAACGGCGCCTTGAAATCGAACCACCGTGTCACCACCTGCCGCTCGACCGGCTTTACGGCCGCACCCGCCGTCACATCATGCGGTTGACCGGGCACCTGCTGGTAGATCCGGCGGATGCCGTCGCCGTCGAGGGACACCACGAATAGCCTCGGTTCTCCACCGAAGATTCCGCTGGTGACCGCCTGCGGCCGCGGGCCCGTCCACAATCCGTCCCAGGCGGGTTCCTCCGCGCCGCGTAGATTGGAGAGCGTATCCAGATTGTAGGCAAGCATCCCGCTGGCCGCGACGTCCCGGACGCCGCTCGGCAGCGTCAGCACCCGGGGGAGAGCAGTGAACAGAAACCGGTCGTTGTGTTCGGTCGCATCCAGCCAGGCGCGCAGCACGGCCGTTTCGCGCTCGATCCACGGGGACACCTCTCGGTCAAACCGCCGGATCCGCTGAGCGTTCTTCCGCCCTTCCTGCTCACGCACCGTCTGACTCAGCGTACGGAGCCGGCCGTACTGGTCTCGGAAGATCAGGTCGTTGTCTGTCGCGATGGTGCACCGGTGGCTGCAGGCGCCAACGTTCAAGAGCGTCATCCGCTCGATGTTGTTGTTGACCCAGCCGCCATCGATTCGCGGATAGCTGAGGTCGTAAGTGCACGACGCGCGCTCGCCGAACGCGATCATTGGGCCGAAACCGGCCGGCGCATCGACAAATGGGATGAACGCCAGGGCGATCAATCGGCCGATCCGCTTTGGCGGCTGAAAGTACCGGGCGGCCAGATAATAGTCGTTCTGCTCGGTGAATTTCAGACTCGAGCTTCCCGGGTCCAATTCGTGGTCGGAGAAGTAAAGCCGCGACCGTTCGATATTGGACAGCGCCAGGCGGCCCCACCCATCCGCCATCAGGGTGCCAATTGATACCTCGCTCTGGTCGATCTTGGAACGGCGCGCCGTCGTGCCTTGCAAGATCACCGGTCGATTCACCCCGTCCTGCGCGATCAAGTATCCGTCGCGTTCCACAAGGAACACGTGATCAACCGTGGAACTGAGCGGCTGACGCCGGCCACCGACGGCATGACGCGTCACCGTCTTCGAAGCTGGATTGACCGAAAACAAACTGCCCCCGATCGCAAGCACCATCACCGGCTCAGGCCCGCCCGAATAGTACGCCTCCCCCTGGAATCGGCCGCCTTCGAATGTCGCCCGGTCCGATCCACTGGCGAACACGAGATCGAGCATTGAAAAACCGTCCCGGCACGCCAGCCATCCGCCGCGTACCGTGCAGTTGACCGCGGACGCGACCTGGTTCTCGCCCAACTCCCGCGGATTGGTTGCAGCCGCATTCACGCCGCCGGTATAGGCAACGTAGCCATCGCGGAGCACAGGAGTTTCTTCGGGCATTATTCGATCATCTCGATCACGACGCGCCCCGGTTGGCCCGATCGGCCGATGCCGGATGTGTAGTCCACGTCACTGGTATTCGGCGGATCGGCTTGCCCGGCGGTGACAGACAGGATGCTCGACGAGACCGCCGTCCCGACCACGAATCCGGATCCTCCATAGCCGCCCAGGCCCTTGTGTCCCCCGCCCCGGTAGCCGCCACCACCACCACCACCGCCTGAGTATTGCGAGCCGGTGCCGTCGATGCCCTGCATCGTGCTTTGCCCGCCCGAACCAGCACCATTCCCGGGCCCGCCCGAATTCGCGTTGCCTCCGCCGCCACTCTGGCCGCCGGCGCCACCACCACCGGCGATGGCAATCGCCCGCGCGTACTCGCTGGAGAGCACCGGATCCCCGGTGGTGAACACCCCAGAGAGACCGCCGCCATTGTGCTGGTGCGCGACGCCTTGGCCGGCGCCGCCGAATCCGAACGTCCTGGAGCTCTTGTTGTCGACCCCCTCGCCGACGATGATGGCCCAGATATCGCCCGGGGTGACGTTGATCAACGCCTCGGTATAGCCCCCGGCGCCGCCCACGATTCCTCCGTCCTGAGAGCCACCAGCGCCCCAGATCTTGAGCCGTGCCTGGGTGAACCCCTCGGGAACGGTGAATGATTGCTGCTGGCCGGTGTAGTCGAAAATGTACTTGGTCTCGGTGGTGTTTTGCCAGCTCGGCTTCCCGTTCTTAATGACGAGCGTGTCGCCCTCGTCACCGTTCGGGAAGAAGTGGAAGCACTTGGTCAGCGGATTGTAGGCGGCCAGCATGAATTGCGACTGATCGGCCGCTGTGGTCAGTGGCAGCCCGCACATGCCCTTGCGGTATTGCAGCCCGATCCGTGTCGCCTGGGCCGACGCGCCGCACGCCTGGACGGGAACGCCGACCGGGATCCGCACGTCGGAGGACAGGATTCCGCTCTCGGCCTCCGCCGGGTCGACCACGTCTTCGGCCGCGACAGAGAAGATGCCGTGGCTGGCTGGCGGCATCGGGACCGGTCGCAGCTGGGTGCGCTGCGGGATGCTGACACCCTCGGCGAGCGTCAGGTTTTTCACCGTGACGGTCGTCTCGGCTACCGAGACCACCTCCACATGACCGAGAGACCCAACCTGAATGAGCAGGCCAGCGTACGCCCACCAGTCGGCGCAGGGAGTCGGAATGTCGAACTGGGCGCAGGCAGCTGGAGCGGTCGAGGCCGCGGAAGAGACCGGCAGCCGGTACCCGTTGTGGCACACGAGCGGGTTATTCACCGGATCTTCGCAGTCGGGCGCCTTGCCCGGGATCGGTGTCCCCACGTCCGGATTGACCTTCGGCGGCAAAAGGCTCATCTCTGGCCCAGCCGGCACCTGATCGTCGCATGTGAGGCATTCGCTCATATGAAAAGTGATACCACTTCAAAAGTTAAAGGTCGATCAGAAGATTCGACTCGCCCTGGCAATCCAGGTCAGGTCCGGAGGCAACGATTGCCGCGTAGGCAGCGCCGCCGGTCAGAACCGATCCTGTGCCATTGATGCGGTAGTACCCGACCAGGGCACCGGTGTTGCGCTGCACGACAGCGTTCTTGAGCACCGCCCGGGCGAGTAGGTTCTGGAGAGAGCACGAGACATTGTACCCACGGGTTGGGGCATCGGCAGTCCACTCGAAGGTCGGCTGGCGCACCTGGAGCGCCCTGAACACGGCGACGCCGTCACCGTTCACGTACAGCTGCCGGTTTCCGGCATCGCGGAAATGGAAGTTTTCCAGGATGACCGAGTTGCACCCTCCGATCATCTGTACCCCATAGGATTCAGTGGCTCCGTTTGTCGATTCGCAGTGGCCGATGAAGCAGTTGGACCACTGCCCGCGCAGCAGGTTCGGCGTGCCCTGGCTGTCCATGGAAAAACCGAGCGCCGACCCATCGGACTCCACAAGATTGACCGAGAGGTTCGAACACTGGTACCGGCCGTTATTCACTTCGTCATTGAAGAACTCCATCCCGATGCCGAACGCCCGATCGACGTGGCAGTTGTCCATCTTGATGACGCCAGTGCCGATCACGCTAAGGCCAAAAGAACCGGCCGGCTGCGGGTTGCGGCCGATGTATCCGCACCGCACGTTGTGGAGGACCGGGTTGCTGTTGCCGCCCGTGTTGACCGGGCCCACGCGCGAATTCCAGACCTCGACGCCGAGCCTGTCCACCTCGGTCACGTAGACGTCGTCCATCGAGAGCTCATCGCAGTAATTGCCCACCCAGATTCCGTTTCCGTAGACGACATGGCTTTCCGCGCCGACCCGCCCGTAGATGTACACGTTTTCGAGGCGTAGGTGGCGCATCCGCCAGTTCAGCTCGAGACCACCGCGGCAGAATGATTCGATGCGGACATTGCGCAGCGTGACTCCGATGGCGGGCGCCGAAGCCGCACTCCCTGGCCAGCGGCGAATGCCCCACCCCACGTGGTGGATGTAAACGTCTTCGATGAGGCCACCAGACCAGTCGACGGCAGAGTTCGAGTCGATCTGAATGCCGGTATCGTTCGGATGATAGCCGGTGTCGCTGGTGAGCGGATGATTCGTCGTGATCTCCACCCCCTTAATCTGCCAGCCCCACGTGCTGATTTCGAAGACATTGACGGCGCTCCCGTTCACGTGGGGTCGGACAAACTTGGTCAGGCCCTTCACGCCCCACACACGGGTTCGCGGAACAGTGAGCTGGATCGCCTGGGTCAGGTTGAAAATCCCGATTGCCAGCACCCACTTGCCAACAGCAACGGCGGCCAGGATCTCGGCCTCAGTGGTCGCGACAACCATCGGCAACGCCTCGAGAGCCGTGATGCGGTTTCCATGCGTGATAATGGTCCCCTCGGCTGCAGCCACACGGGTATCGAGCGAGACGACTGACGATTCAACCCCAGCAATGCGTGACGCGTGTGACGCGAGCTGCTCGTCATGCGCGTTCAACCGGTTGGTGTGGCCTTCGATTTTGTAATGGATATCGCTGTCAGCAGTCTGCAGGTCCTTGACCTGTGCGTCCAAAGACTTGGTCGGCTGACTCTGCAGCCGGCGGCGCAGATCCGCTTCAGGGCTGGCGATGGGATCGAGGTAGCTCATAGCACGGACCCGTTTTTGAGGAATCGGGCACGCTTCTGGGCGAGGGTGAGTCCAGTCGCGACTTCGAAGTGGGGCGGGTCCTTGGTCCGCCAGTTGTATCCGGCTTCCAATCCGAACGCCTCGGCCTTTTTGGCGAGGTGCCGATAGATCCGATCAGTCAGCGCTTGGTCGGCGCGAGCGGCGTTGTCGTCCAGATAGTCGCCGCGACGGAAGATCCCGAAGTCGCCAGCGATTCCGAAATTGTGGTTGGACTGCCCTCCCTTGGCGTTAGTGACCCGACGGCCCGGCCGTGTGCGTCCCTGGGCATAGAGGGCATCCTGTTCCTTCCAGGTCCTCGTCCCCGAGATCATGACCAGCTCGCAGTCCAGGAAATCGTCTGCGATGTCTTTCGCGTAAGCGATGAACGGTCGGAAAAGCGCTTGGGCTCGAGGATCCAACGTGGCCAGATTCTTCTCAGTGCGAGCGTCAAATTGCATGATCAGAGCGGGTAAAGAAGGGGCGAGCACGCCAGCAGCCCTGGTGAGACCTCGGCCGCGTTGATTCGCATGAGTGGCGCGACGCCGGCGTGCAGAAGCGCGGAGAACACCAGCTCGGAGCAGAACCAATTGTCATTGGCCGGCATGAGTCGACGCGAGACGAACCGGCAGACGGCCCAGTAATCGTACCCATGGCCGACCTTCGTCCGCGCCCACTCGCAGGCTTTGTACCAGTGCGCTTCCGTCATCCCGGCCACGCCGAACGCATCCACGTTGCTCCAATCGGTCAGAACCGTGACCCGCACCCCTTCCCCCTGCCACGCTTCCAGGACGTGTCCCTCGGGCGTGTAGAGCGCCGCATGGCTGTATTGACTCCGCGTCTGCCACCGGATCGCCGCGCTGATGGTGCCGCGACCGCGGAAGAGCAGAACACAGGGGACGCGTGGAGGACCGGTTCTCACGTTTTAGTCGCTTTGACGAGTTCGTACAACTCCTTGTGCAGCGCCTTTCTATCGTCGTTACACTCCTGGACCGCTTCTTCGAGCCGAGCGATGCGATCCCCCTGTTGCTCTGTGACCACTTGCATGAACGCTTTGTTCTGATCTGCCCGCTCCTTGACCAGCTTCGCGTTGTCGTCTTGCTGGCGCTTCAGTAGGACCCAGAGCACATAGGCCAGCGGCCCGGTGCCAGTGAGCGATGCAAGAGCTTGAGGTACGAAGTCAGTCACTTGGTTCATGGAGCTGGCACAGGGACGGTTTCAGGCGGGACAAAGGTTTTCACTTTCACGTCACCGGCGATCTTCGCCTTCTCCACGCCAGCCGCTTGGGCGCCCTTGGCCACATCGCCATCCACACGAATGGCTTCACCGACATTCGCTTCTTGCGCGAGACCGACCATCGTCCGGCTGTCGATGAGCCTGTTTGGCACCTTCGTCTGAGACTTGCCCGTCTTCGTGTACTGCATGTGCGTCCCATCCGCGAAGGTGATGGCCGCGCCGGCCGTCTCGGAGTCTTCGAAGACTTCCCATCCGAGCGAGGCGATCATTGTGCCGTCCGGTTTCTTGACGATGACCGGGTTTGCGGCGCATGAACAGAACGCAAGGCACGCGACGATGGACAGGATCTTCATGGCTAAAAAAAGACGTATGGCGCAAAATGCAACCATGTGTTATTTGATACCGTTTCAAGACGATCTGCCACCAAAATAATCAGGAGTCGGTGAATATTTGGAGCTTAGGAAGGTTCGGGCTCGGTGACAGATCGGCCGACAGATTGTCGGAAAATCTGACACCTTAAAGCCAAATCCAATCTCTCTGGAAAGTATAAGATATAATACAACACGCATAGCATCAAATTCTAACAGGCGCGCCAACAGCGGTATGGTCCAAAGCCTGCTGAGGATGGCCTCATCATGAAACTCCTTCGTATCCTCGCCTGCGCGCTCGTTTCCCTGGCTTCCTGCACGGCCTCTAATGCGGCAATAGTTTACTGGAATTATTCATTTCTTGGGTATTATGATGGCGATGCGGAATCGTTTCCAACCGCTCAGGGATTCGATGTTAGCGGCCAGTTCGAAGCGGACATCGCGCTGGATCGCTCAATTTCCAACATCCGAAATGCCGTCGTCGATGGCCCGCTGGGAATCACGCCGGCTCAGGGCTTCTCATTCAATACCAATGTTCTTGTCGACGACCATTTTCACGCCTCTGGCGCAACGAGTTACCCTATCGATTTAGAAAATTTCAATTGGGACTACTCGTTTGATTTGAATACTGACCAAGGGACGATCTGGTTTGTTTCGGGAAACAAGTGGTCCGGCCCAAAGACTGGCCACTTCATCGAAGTTGTATATGTCCCGGAACTTGGCCCAGGCCTCGCGATTACTGCTCTAACGCTCAGTGGTTTTGTGGTTATGCGCCGCCGATACCGCGTCAACGAGTGAGTGGCCGGCCTGTGGCATTCCGGCGACCCGGATTCCTGGTCGGCGCCGACGAAGCCGGTACGTTGTTCGCGACGGGGAAGTTGCTGATCGGCAGAAGGGCGTTCCCATAGGCGTCCTCGGTGGTGCCTGGAGTATAATCGACATCGTAGACCGTCCCGTGGCTGGCGGCTGTGGTGATGGGAAAGTCCCAGAACTGCCCCGAGCCGGTTGGGGTCCCCAGCGTCAACCCACCGGAGAGGCTCCAATGGGCGGCAGCGAGGCCCACCACGGCCTCATCGAAGCCAACGGACAGGATCAATCCCGTCTGGTCGATCGAGGCACTCGTCAGCGTTGGCGCAGTCACGTCCGGCGGTGGTGGACTGGCGTCCTCGCGGAGTGGGTGTGGGTACTGGACAGGGATGTAATGCAGCGCCCATGTCGTCGGGCCGGTGGCCACGTACAATTGCCCGTCTGGGGTTGCTCCATTCGTGGAATTCCACTCACCCTGATCGGTGGCCCAGTAGCCGACCCCCGCGGTTAGCCCGCTGGTGGGACGGTCGGCCAAAAGCCCGATTTTTACCGACGCCCGCCCCTCCTCAAGCGAACCATTGAACGTGGTGCCCTGGTCATCGAACCAATTCCGATTGCGTTTGATGGACGGATAACCGTACCCAGTGATATTTACTGGCCCCCATGAGCTCATGCTGGTTGAGCGCGTCAGATTGTCGAAAAAATAGCACGCCGAATTCCACGTCTGTCCGACATCCTGATGGGGCAAAGCGAAGATAGACCCTTCGGCAAAAGCATTGGTCGCCCCCATCCCTGGATCATCCAGAAGGCCGTCGACGCGCCTGATCTCGTATTGCAGAATCGGATTGTAGCGCCGTGGGGTGGTGGCCCCAAATCCGCTGGCCATGGTGATGGTGTTCTCCGAATTGCCATTGATGTACCCTGAGAACGACAGCCGGAATTGATCGCCTGGCGCCATCGCAAAACGATACACTTCCCCGTTATTAGTGAATGTCAGGGTGTCCGCGGTGTTGGAAATAATGGCGGTTTTTTTATTGTCCGAGAGCCGCGTCAGTTCAAACGCCCCCCATTGATTTACCACCCACCCAGCCCCGGCCACGGTGACGCTTGTGTTCGAGGTGGCGGAGGTGGCCGTGAAATCGGCGTAAGTCCGCAGGGTGTACCCAGCCCAACGATCGACGGTCCACGATTTGTCGGTATCGGTGAATTGGTTGTGCTTGCCGATCTGGAAACCCGATGGCGTCGATAGCGTGCGGGCATCGCCTGAGCAAGTGACCTGAGTCGGGCTGATGTACGCCGTGATTGTCCTGGGAGAGGTCGAGGTCGTATAAGGAACCCACATCACATCCCTTCCCACCATTCCAGACGCGAACACGGAGGTAGACGCGGTGATCGTGTTTCCGGCCTGCGTTATGGTAGCTGGGTAGGTCGTCTCATAGGGCACGTCGTTGGCGGGCAGATTGCCCGTCCCCGACTCAAAAATGCCATCACCCGCCACTGCGTCACCGCCGCCGCTCCCAGGGTCGCTCAGGTCGGGCTTGTCCCATGCCTTTGTTCCGTCAGCCTGCAACCAAGGACGGTTGCTTTCAGAGACCCTATACGAGTTGAGCTTAAAAAAAATTCCTGAGTTGCCCGTTTGTCGATTCCCCCACGAAATTCCTGACCCCGAGCGGTAATCAAACGTCGCGTGCTGCGTGACCGCTGGCGCGGTGGCATAGTCGATTTCGTTGTTGTGAAATTCCTGCAAGCGGCCACCACGGAAGCGCCCGCTGGTCTCCGTTCCGTGGTTTCCAAGATGGGTTTTCCTCAGGTAGTTAAAGCGCCCGACAATGCGGCCGCCGCCATAAATTGTGTCAGTCGTGCCGTACATCTGGCCAGCGGTCTGGGCGTTCTTTACAATGTCACAGTCCTCGAGGTGCACCGCCCACCTGTCGCCGAGCCAATCGACCGGATTCTTCCAGGACGCATCGCCATAGCTGTCAACAGTCCCATTCGGCATGGTCCTGTGCTGATATTTGAGAAAGCGGTAGCTCCCACCATCCAGAATGACGTAGCAGTTATCGATGACCCCGTAGGCGTCTGTCCAATCAATGATCTCGCTGCCCAAATCGCGGAAGATGCACCGGGTGATTCGCATCGATTCTGATGGGCCGACCACCCGGATGATTCCACGCTGTTGGTCGTTCGCGGATTGATCCCGGTAGAATTGCCCAGCCGTGATGTCCGTCGTAAAATCGACTTCTGGACCGCCGGCGCTCTCCGAAATTGTGAACGTGTCCGGCGTGGGGACCGTTTTTACGTAAAATGGGGTACTCTTGGTCGTCAGGTTAATCCCAGAACCGCCAACCAAGGGGACATCATCAGGCTTAAAAGTCGACGCGGTCACAAACCGAATGGGCTGATTGACCAGGAGTGTATGAGCCGTCGACGTGATGACGTTGGTGGCCGCGTTTCCGGTCACATTTCGGTATGGGCGCCGAAACTCGATCCCCTCCATCGTGTAGGCCTTTCCGGCCACGGTGATCCAGCGAATCAAATTGCGTGTGCCAGTGTTTACTGTCGCGTTGTCGTCGAGGATAATCGTGCCAGCGGAATCGTCCATCCTGCTGCCAAATGTGCCGGTCGTTCCATTGTCATTATAGCCGGTCCCTCGAAGCGTAACCGCTTTGTCCAAAAGAACAGCCCCGCTCCAACTAAATGTGCCGGCCGGCAATACCAGAATATCTCCATCGACCACGGCTGGATTGTCGTCGTACCCCTGTAGGGTAGATTGAAGTCCGTCCGGCAAATTCCAGGTCGTCTGCGCAGACAGAGCGCTACACAGGGCCAGAAGTACGAATGGGAATCCGAATCTCATGGTGTCGGCAAATTGGAATAAGTGACCCCGGCGCCACCGTTCCATAGAGCGGTCACTTGATCGGCGGTGAGCGCGATATTGAACATTGCCACTTCGTCGATGCTTCCTACGAAGGTGTTTCCAGAACCCCCGGAATGAGTCGCTACGCCAAGGCTTTGAGTGGAAGACTGATAGACAGAGGCTGGGATCGACGTTGTTTGTGTTTTTACAGTCGTGTTTACATAGACTTGAACATGCGTTGAAGCATCGAACACCCCTACAATGAACGTCCATGTATTGTCCGAAACCGTTGCGTCGCTTACCGCAGACACCGCGCCGGCCCCGTCACTGGAAACGATCATCGAGACCGTGCCGCCGGTGTTAAGGTCGAGGCGCCATGACCGGTTGTTTCCCGTGTTGTTCCAGTGGGAGAACAGCCCGTCCAGTGAGCTTGGGGTAGCGTCCGCGGTCTTGATCCAAGCGCAAACCGAAAAATCACCATCGGGACTCATCCACGATTCCGCCGATCGAGAATACCATTCGCTTGAATTGTCGTTGGCAAAGCACTCTCCCACTTTTCCACCACTGCTCGTACTGTGAGCGGGCGTCCCGACCGCTGTCAGTGTGCGGCTCTGGCCAGACGTGTCCGAGCCGCTGGTTTCCAGGGCATACCAAACCAGCACGGAGGTTGAAGGAGGCAGGTTATTTGCTGGTCCCGATGTCGTTGGCCGGCCAAGAAATGGTCGAACGTCGATGGCGCAAAGCGGCGCCAAAGCCCAAATTAGGGCAAGTAGAAGAATGAGGAATGGGTTTCTCATTGTGATGATGGCTCGGTTACGGATTCGGTGTATTCGATGGTCACGCCGATGAGCCGGGCATCCCCTGCCAGGTTGTCTGCGGCCACATCGCGAGTGACTTGGAAATAGGTCGGCGTGCCGGCCGCCGCTGTTCCTCCGACAGTGATGGCCGGCGTCGTCGCCGAAACGTGCATGTCGCCAGTCGCAAGGAGCGCATCGCTGGCGGCCTGTTCAGTCCCGAGGGCTTGGTCGATGGCGGCATCATCTGGCAGCCCACGAGTGGCGATATTCCACGCCACCGTCTCCGCGGCTGAACCCGCCGCCGCTGTCCAGTGAAACTTCGCGGTGATCGTCCCGGCGTCCCACGTGGCCGGCATTGTCATCCAGAACCCCACACCTTCCTCGGTCGTCTGGTCGAAGTCGCAAACTTCGAGCATGATGTCATTCGTGGCCAACTCCACTGTGGCACGGGCGGCTCCATTGGTCGTCCGCGGCGTCATTGCCCCGCCGGACACGTAAAACGTGCGACGGACCCCCGTCCTCGTGAACATGAGCGAGCCCCCGCCGATCTCATCCGTTACCGCGCTCCGCAGGTTGGAGCTAGACGCCGTGCCGAGGAACGTAGCGACCCCGGTTCCAAGGCCTGAAACATCCGTCGCGATTGCCACGAGACGGTAAATGTCCGGCATCACCCAGAGGTTTGTGCCGTCCGAATAGAACGAGACGATCTGAAACCCGTCTGGGATGGAAGTGGTGGTGGTCGAGCTGCCTGTAGTCCCGCTCACCCTGGCGTTCGGGTGCGTCAGCGTGTGCGGACCCCCTGAGGCATTGAGCATGAACACGGAGATTTCACCGGCCGCGAGAGACATCGTGAGCGTGGCCGGCCCGGTCATATTGCCCACATAAGTGCCGCCGGCTGCGTAGGTGTTAGTCCCGGTAAAAGCCGCTGGCCCGCCTCGCGTCAGCAAAGACCGGCCGTAAGGGGTCGTGGACAGCGCGGCAATATTGGTCAGATCAGTGTCCAGCGGCTGAAGATCCGGTTTGTTCGTGATATTGGCCCAGTCAATCGCAGACGCGTCTCCTCCCCCCTGGTAGATCAAATAGTCCGACCCATCGAATCCAAACACCACATGCCTCATACCGTTACCACCGCTGCCGTCTGCTGCCGGCACGGTGAAGTTTGGCACTAGATCGCCGGTGTTGGCATCGTACACATCAACGGCCCATGAGATCGTCGCCTCGGTCAGCGCCGTGTTGACCCAGCGGAGGGACGAATACTGACCTTCCACCATGGCGCCGGTGAAGCTGATCGACTGGTTGCCGGAAGCGGTCTTGGTGTTGAGCCGCTTGGTCAGATCGACCACCAAAGCGCCCATCGCCGTCGGGGTGTCAATCTCAGCGGCGGCACCCTGCACGGTGTTAGTTTCGAAATCGAACTTGTTTACCCCAGTGGCGCTGCTGAAGCGCACCGTGTTGGCGGCACCTGTTCCAATATTCATCCGCAAGTCCTCGCTCGAGGTTACGTTGGAGAAGATCAGCGTGCCGCCGCTGGCGTTCAGGATGTGGGTGGCCCCCAGGTTCACGCCGTCGACTCCAAGCAGATTGAAGGTGCTGTCGTACGTGAACGCCGGCTCGCCGGTCAACTGCCCGGTGCCGTCGCCATATCCAACCTGGGTGGCAGTGAGGTCCGCACTGCCAGGGTCCATCGATTCGAGTTTGTCGCGGACCGCATCCTTGGTTGGCACACTCTGGTCTCCGTTCCAGCCAGTGGCGTCGTAGGCCTCGGTGGGAACCTGGACGGCGATCCCATCGAACTGGAGTGAGCTGACTCCGGACAGCGAGTAGATCCGCGCTGCGTTGTCGACGCTGAGGTCGAAGTTGAGGTCGTCGCCGGTAGCGTCCGCAGTGACGGAGAGTTGATCTGCGCCGCTGGATCCGAGCAGAATATTGCCAGCAACGGACAGGTTCGGCACGGTTAGGATGTTCGAGCCGGCGCTGTATTCGAGACCAGCCTCGCTCGCGAGCGTCGTGCCGGTGCCGTATGGGATGCGGCCCGACGGGATGGCGGTGAGCGCCTGGAGCTGGGCGATCGTCACACCGCCATCGGCGAGCAGCTTACCACTGGTGCCGCTGTAGACCGCGATGTTCCCGCTGGTGGCGCCCGCCGGCCCGATGACGTCGCCGCCACCGGAGGCCACGGTGAGAGGGATCAGCACCGGCAGGCCGCTGGCATCGAAGCTCAGGACGTAGTCTTGCTGCGGCGTGAACGTCTTTCGCTGGTACTGGCTCGACGTATTCGGCCGCCACATCAGGAACGCCTCGGGGGCGGCAATGGCTGGCCCGGCGAGCAAGAAGACGAGAGCGGCGAAGAACTGCTTTATTGGGTTCATGGCGTAGCTGTGAATCCGGCCTTCCAGAAGACTTGGCCGTTGGGGTAAGTGGTTTTCTCGAAGAGGGCCCCGTCGACCTCGACGAGTTCAACAACCGGTCCGGTCTCGCCGATGGCCGGCACATCGCTGTCACCAGCCAGGAGCAGTAGGTTCGGACCAGGGTTCAGGTGACCGAAGAACCAGACCTCGAGCCCCTCGGCCGGGTCGCTGTCGCCGTAGCCGGTCGCCATGGATCCGGTGGTGAGCACCTCGATCTCGATGGTGGCTCCTTCAGGGGCGAGCAAAGCCTCGTCATCCTCAAACTGAGGGGCGCCGGAGGACACGTAGTTTCCCGGGCTGATCGTGATCGGCGTGCTCAGCACGGCCACGTTGTTCACGTAGACCTGGAAAGTGACGGGCGCCAAAGCCGGCGAGTCGATCCAAAACCGGATGTCGCTCACTCGGAATGGCCGGATCAACCGGCGGACGTGGATCCGCGATTCCGTGAGCCCATCGCCTTCGGCGACCAGCCGGCCACCGAATTCGTTCCAGTTGAGCGCCTCGTTGGCGTACCCGACGCACCCCTGGCAGCAGATTTCCTGGATCATTCCGCCGCTGAGCGACGGTACCGGGGTGATGAGATCCGGCTCGTTGACATCGAGCACGTAACTCCAACCTCCATCGGCGTTCTGCTGACGTGACTGAACGGTCCCGCGTGCCACTCCCGTTCCCTCTCGCGTCTGGTCCGCGTGCTCGGTCTTGAACCGGAGATAAACCGCGGCACCAATGCAATCGCACTTGAGCGGCGGTGTTGGACTCGCGCCAAACGCGATGGTGATGGAAGTGGCCATGGAATGTGATGTCTTGAAACTGCAAGAATCCGGGGCGGCCAGCACTCGGACCGCCCCGGCGAATCAGGCCGATTAGCCTTCGGCAGGAGCGCAGTCGCTCTTGACGAAGTTCTTGGCGCCGCTGTCGCCTACCAGCTGAGCCAGGCAGGCGGTGGTGCCGGCGACCGTGACGGTGACGGCGTCGTCCGCGTAGGCGACTGTCACGGAGCCGCCCCCATTGCTGGCGAGGTACGTGGTCAGGTCGCTGTCGAGCGCCGTGCGGCCGGAGCCGTCCGACACGTCGTACGGGAAGTTGAAGCCGGAGGTCTCGTCATTCAACTGCGTCCCATCCTTCAGGCGGATTTTGCGCACGTATTCGGTTTCCAGGACGGCGGTGAACGTGCACTCCTCGGCGGAAGAGCAGGTCAAGCAGTCGTTGGCCACTGTGGCCGTGGTCGGTTCGTAATCGGGCAAGCACGCGATGTACTGCCACGGATCGCACTTCCGCACCGTCGCGAGCGCGCTGTTGACCAGCGAGACTTTGTACTGGTACGGCAGGTTAGAGGTTTGGCTGTAGACCACCGATCCGAGTTTCGCGCGGTAGCCGCCTTGGGTGACCAGGTACAGGCTGTATTGCGCGGGACAGGATCCCGGGAGCGCCAGCTGGGTCTCGAAGATGAGTTGGCTGGTGTACGGATCGACTTGCACGTTGCGAACCCAGTATTCGGTCGGCTGAGTGGCCACGAGAGCCGGATTGCTGGACGGGCAGACTTCGGTGCCGCGGCGATGGACGGCGAGCGAGAGCACGCAGGCCGCACGCCGGGCTTCGATGTCAGGCCCGATACCGAAGGCGAAGTCGGCCAGGAAGTAGGCGTTCTCGGCCTTCGGATCGGCTTGCGTCGGGATGTTGATGATCGAGAACGATCCGTTCCAATTGGCGGCCGTCTGATTCGGGAACTGCTTGAAGTCCGGCGGCACATACCATTCGGCGGCGCTGACGTTCCACAAGTAGTTGACGGTGAACTTGGCGACGCCGGGGTTATAGTAATCCGGGTTCGCCACCGACTCGACACCGTTTCCGACGTTGATTTCCTTGGTGGCGTCCACCTCATAGTAGGTGCCGTCCAGGTTTTCGCCCAAGCGAGTGATGTCGTCCTCGATGAGGAAGATCCAGTTTCGGATGTTGCGCAGCTTGCCGTAGCCGGGAACCACGATCTCGCCGGACCAGCGGCTTCCGAGCGCGGTATTCTGCGCGCGGTCCAGCTCATCGAGGTAGCGGAACTCATCCGGGCCGGTGATGCAGACGTGATACATCATGCCGTCGCCAGAGTAGCTGAACGGCGTCTGGTTGGCGCCGTAGCTGCAGAGGAAGCGGTAGATTTCGTCCAGGTAATCCGCAGTCAGGACCGAGCTGGGCTTCGTGTAGGTGACGAAGGTGCCGATCTGGGCCGTGTTCCGCCAGTTGTTCCCGAGCACGACGTTCCAAACCGTCCGACGGAAGGCCTCGCGGTACCAGAACTTCTGGGTGCCGTAGGTCCAGTCGGGCAGGATTTGGTTCACGAACCAGTTGAACTGCTGGGCGCGTCGAGTCTGGAAGGTCAGGTCAACGGCGTTGAAGTCCTGAGTTCGCAGGCTGAACTTTTCCAAACAGGCCTGGGTGGTCAGGTGCCCGTAGCGCACGAGCTGGGGCGTTCGGCACGTCGGGACAGGGCCGCCGGGATAGGCCGCTTTCAGACTTGTCCAGTTCCGTCCGACAGAGGAAGTCGGCATGTTGCTGGTCAGCGTGACCTTGGTGTAGACATCGCCCATTCCGGCCGGAAAGGCCTTCCTGGTTCGCATCCCGAGCCCAAGAAACGGGGACTGAAAGGCAAGCTGACGAGTTTGGAACTCGTTGATGATGCCTTGTTGCTTGTGGAAATCGGTGACGACGTCACCGATACAGGAATCCGGGATCTCAGCGACCCCGCCAATAACGTCTGTCATGGTAGTGGAGTGGTGATGCGGACCAGCGGCCCGCGGGTTGCGGTTGGAGCAGGCCGAAAGGCCCGCGGCATCACCTCGGCGTCAGGTGGACTTCGCCCGTTGCTTGGCGCGGCGTTCCGCCAAGCGATGTTTTTCGCCTCGTTAAGTCGTAAGTTTGACGCGCAACGGCATCACTTTTCAAGTGTTTTGTTGCGGCGATGGCAAAAAAGCCGAGACTCCGCGCGTGGACTCAGCCGCCCCAGCCATCATCGAGCTGCCAGTTTTAACCCGGCGGTTTACCGACATCGCAACTCGCGAGGAATCGCATGCGATCATCGATGCTCTCGAACTGGAGATGTCGAAGTATCCAGGATTGGAGTGCCCGTTGGCCCACGAATTCATTCCCGGCTTCTACGTCCGGTCGATCTTGATGCCGGCGGGCTCGATCATCACCTCGAAGGTACACGGCACCCGTCACCCGTATTTCGTGGCCCACGGCAAGCTGACTGTGGTCTCCTGGCCTAAGGGAGCGGAAAGGATCGAAGGTCCGCACTGGGGGATGACCGAGCCGGGCACACGACGAGTCCTCTTCATCGAAGAGGAAACACTCTGGACGACGTTCCATGCCACCGATTTGACGGACGTGGAAGCCATTGAGGACGAAATTCTTATTCCGTACATCAACCCACTTTTGTCATGTCCTACTTTGCATTAGGGGCCCTCGTATTAAGCACGGGCGCGTCAGTCTACGGAGCCAGCCAGAAATCGAAAGCCGGTAAGGCGGCCGCTGCCGGTCAGTCTGCCGCCAGCAAGGCGCAGCTCGACTTCTTCCGGAAACAGGCCAGCCAACGCCAGCGTGAGTTGATGGAACTGATGGATGCCGGGAACTTTGAATTCCCGAGCGTCGATGCTGGCGCTGCCGCCGATCAGGCGCTCTCGACGACCACCCGAAACCTGCCAGGCGTGCTTGCCAACACGGCGACGGCGTACGACTCCGCCGCCGCGAACTTCAACCGGTTCCTCAACCAGGCGTTTGGCCAGGACTCGGAAGGCCAAGCGGCGCTCCCAGCCCAACGGCAGGCGGCCAATGACGCCGTGCTGGCCGCGCTCCAGGGACGCCTCTCTGACGGAACGCGGACCATGCTGGGCCGGCGCGCTCTGGCCACCGGCGCCGTCCACCTGGGGGAAGGAGCGGTCCAGGACGCCTACACTCAGCGGCTCGGGATCGCGGCGGAGGAGCAAGTCCAGCGCGGGCTCCAGGCGTACGGTCAGCTCTACGAGACCTACGGCCGGTTCGCTCCCCAGATCAGCCCGCTCGACATGCTGAACTACGGTGGTCTGAGCACAGGCATGTCACTTCAGAACGCCCAATTCAACGCCGCCGGCCAATTCAACGCTCAGATCGCCGAGGCGAATGCGATTCTGCAGAATATCGATCAGGCCACCCAAACCATCGGGTCCGCCATCGGACCGGCGGCGCAGGGGCCATACCTGCAGCAAGCCGCCGGCTACCTCGGCGCGGCCGATCTCGGGATGGCCGTCGGACAAGGCTTGGCCGGCATCGCGGGCACGTATTACGGCCGGCAACTCCAGATGGATCCGAATTACCTCTATCGGACTGGGACACGGGATGGAGTCCCGGTTTACGCGGAGACGGCCTCGGGGTCGCTCGATCGATTTGCTCTGCCGGCCAATTACTACCTCGGCCAGAACGAGGTGCGTCGTGCGCTCCCGGTGGAAGGCCAAGGGCCAACCTTCTCCGGAGCCCGCCCGAGCAATTACAATGACCTCCTCCGTGCCATCAGCGGTTTGACCCGCACGTATTGATGCCGAAGAAGATCCAGCCGGTCTACGTGCCGACCAAGTCCCACATCGGCGGCAGCTTCTTCCGGTGGAACAACGGGCAGCTGGAAGCGTACGGCATGCTGTGGCCGCTCGGCTACGACCGCACCGGCATCGAAGGGGCGCTCTACGCTCAGGACAAGCTCCGGGCCAAGGCGTCCGGCGCGAAGGCGAAGCACGAGCATTTCATCGAGTTCCTGAAGCGCTTGGTGCCTGAAAACCATTTCGCCTGGCACCGGTGGGCTTATGAGGGGGCAGAGTTGTTCGCCAACAATGAGTGGTGGACTTGCATAGGGGCGGCCGGCACAGGCAAATCCGCCATGTTCGGGTTTTTCACTTTGGGCGACTGGCTTGCGGATCCAGCCTCCACCGTCAGCGTGCTGGTCTCGACCTCGATCGACAGCCTCAAGGCGCGCATCTGGAAATACGTGTGCCAGTGGCACGAAGTTGTGGATGAGCGGTACCGGGTCGGTCATTTCCGCCAAGCCAATCCGCTGGGCCTGATGTATGTCGCCGAACCGACCGACGAACACCCGCAACCGCAGTGGCAGGGGGCGGGCATTCTCTGCGTCGGGTTCAAGGCCGGGGAATCCTCAGAGTCGATCAAAAACCACCTCGGACGCCACCTCCCGCGCAACCGGATCATCGTGGACGAGCTACAGGGCACGAATGCGGCCGTGCTCGACATCTGGTGGAACATGGGCGCTTCCGGCGAGTTCACCTTCGGCGGGTTCGGCAACCCTCAATCCATGTTCGACCCGCTCGCGGACGCGTCGGTCCCGACCGGTCAGGGACCGCGGCTCAAGGCATTCGACTGGCTCCACCAGACCATGATGGACTCTGGCAGCCGGCGAACGAAGACGTGGAAAACCGAAAAAGGACGGTGCCTCATGTTCGACGGGATGGACTCGCCGGCGCTCGACGACGAACGGTTTGGCTGGTTGATCAGCCAGAAGCACATCGACGCCGCTAAGGCCTCCGGCGAAAACAGCCCGCAGTGGTATGCGTTCATCCGCGGAATTTTCCCTCCATCTGGAGGGATCAACACTCTCCTGTCACCGAAAGACATCCAGGAGAACGGCGCCGACGGCCGCGGGATTGTATGGGACGGTCCATGGCAAGAATGGCTGTGGGGAGACCTGGCGCACGGCGGCGACGATGACGCCGAGATCCAGCGGGCCCGCGTCGGCTTCAGCAACAAGGTACCGATGATCGAGCTGTTCGAGCGGAAGATCATCGAGATTGATCTCAAAAAGGGGTTCATCAGCCAGCAGATCGCCCGGCAGGTCGCGACCATGGCCCAGCAGTACAACATCCCAGTGAGCCGGATAGCTATCGACGCCACGGCCACCCAGGGCGCAATGATCGACGCCATCGAGGAGAAGATGAGGGCCCAGGGAATCCGACGGATTCACGCCTCCGGTCCGGCCTCAAAGCGGACGGTCAAATTTGGTTGGCCGCAGACGTGCGATGAGGAGTACGACAACCGCGCGGCCGAGATGGCCGGCAATTTCCGGGAATTCGTGATCAACGGCCACGTCCGGGGGATCGACAGCGTCTTGGCCCAGCAGGCTTGCTCGCGGGTCACGTATCCGAAGGAAGAGAGTAAGGGTAAGATGAAACTCATGGAGGACAAGAAGGCCGGAAACGGCGGTAAGTCGCCCAATGCTCTCGACCTCGTGTGCGTGGGGTGCACGGCGCTGCGGGAATATGCTGACATTCACCCGGGCATGGGCAAGGCGGCACCCCAGCTCGCCGCCTCCGACATCCACATCGCGTGGCGGGAGAGAGCGCAGCATGCCGACATGCGCCGACGCGGTCACCGGCTCCGCCAGTTGGTCCAAAGGTATTAAAACACGGCGCGTTTCGATAAACTGGCTTGCTTCGCTTTTTTTGACGTGGTATCACATTTCCCATGGTTTCATTGACTGATGAGATGACGGCCCCGCCCCGCGGCGAGGTGACGTACGTCGTCCGTCAGCGGAACGAGAAACCGCCTGGCGGCTGGTGGTACCGGCAGCCAGAGACCGGGCGCCAGTGGAGCGGATTGGATTCACTCGCGCACGCCGCGCAGGACGTCGCCGGGCATCGCATGTACAACGCGCTCGACATCGGGGATCCTGAAGCGGACATCATGCACGAAACCGGGTGGCGGCTGGTGCAGGCCGGTTATGCGGCATTGGTGGAGATCAGACAGCCGGTTGAGCGCAGCATTGCGACGTACTGGAAAGGCGCTCGGGGATTCAAACACATTGCCGCGCTAGAACTGCGGGGAGTGCCGGTGCTGGTCAGCCAGGAGGTGGCGGAGAAAAGAGCTTTCATTTGCCTTGGGTGCCCGAAAAACGTCAAGGACACGAAGCCGACCCAACTGAAGACGGCGACAAATGCCGCGATGGCCGCGCTAACCGGCGGCGGATCCACATCGCTCGACGACAGGCTGAATACCTGCGCCGTCTGCAGCTGCCACATCCCGACCATCGTCCACTTGTCCGGCGCTGCGCTCGCGGAGTCGAATGATCTACAAAGCCTTGGCCGTTACCCCATCCATTGCTGGAAACGCACCTGCAACCCATGACCACGCCCGATTCTCCGCCCGATATCAATCAGATGTACCAAGTCGCCTTGCTCCAGGCGCTTGACCTCACCCTGCAAATGCAGGCGCTGGCCCGGACTGCTATCGCTGACGTGATCGATCCTGAGTTGAGTGAGGAGCAAAAGACCGTCGTGCTGCGCCCACCGTTTGCCGATTCATCGCGGCACGAGGCTCTGCAAGGCGTCCTGGCCGGCTACTGCGATGCGGCCGACGCGCTCAACGCCATCCGGATGCCGGCGCCGAATATCCACCTTACCCGGCCCGCGACGCCGCCGGTCACGCTGAAGAGCGGGCTGCCGTTCGACGGTCCTCTCGGTCCATCCAAAGGAAATTGATTATGTCCTTCGCCGCAGTGGCAGCATCGGTAGCAGCAAGCGCGTGCGGATATCCCGATCGCGACAAGTACAAGCCGACCCCGTTTCGCGCATTCGCGCACTGCATCTACTGCGGCACCCAGCAAATAGCTCCATGCAATTGTCGCAACTGCGGAGCGCCTGTCTCGATCCGCTACGACCAACCGCGCTTGCCATTGCCCTATGACCTCCGCCCCACTCAATCCTGAACTTCAGGGCACGCCCGCACCCCCGAACACGGATGGCGGTCCCCAGCCCAAGAACCGTCTGGCCAGCGCGGATTTCGCTCTGAAGATGATTTCGAGCCGCGCGACCCAGCTGCAGAGCAAGTGGAATGTGTGGGAGGAGATTCAGAAGAAGTACGATTGCGAGCCCCCGGACGACCCGCAGTACCTCAAGGCCCACGGGCTGGGGAATGTCACCAATGTCTGCTGGGGCACGATGGAGTCACGGGTCGACGAGATCGTCGAGACCTACTACAATTTGGCCAACGGCGGCCGGACATTCCTAAAGTTCCACACCCGTGCCCAGGGTCCGCAGGTCACTCGCGCGCTCGACATCCTGGCGAACGAGCACAAGATCATGTGGGACTCGTGGAACGGCCGGCAAGAGCTCATGGAGCAGCTGGTGATGAACCGCTCGATCTATCCGTTTTCGGCGGTCTACTACGACTTCCCGGTCGGCTGGCATGCCCGGGCGCTCCACCCGCGGAATCTGATCTATCCCGCACGGGCGAGCACGGACGTGGATTCATGGTTCTGGTGTGCGGTCGCCACTTCCTTCGAAGCCTGGCAGTTGCTCGCCAAGCTGAAGGATGCCGACAAGGCTCGAGACGTCGGATGGAAGCCTGATAAAATTCGCCAGGCCTGTGAATTCTTCTGCAAGGAAAACGCCAGCCTCATTTCAAGTCTTGGCACGAACATCACCTGGGCCAACGTCGGCTGGGAGCAGATCGAGCAGAACGATCTGGCGTTCAACGACACCATCCCCGCGTTCATCCTCTACGTGAAGGAGTGGGACGGCAAGATCAGTGAGCACATCCTGGTCAACCACGCCCAGGTCGGGTACATCTACTCGAAAGTCGCCAAGCACGAGCGGCTCTCCGAGGTACTCCGCATCTT